TGGAGTGCAGATATAGAAATAGAAATCCTTCATACTGCCGTCTCCAGTGCACTTTGCCGGTCGTATTCGACGATGAGCCTATCGCAAAGATCGACCGATGTATTGCAGGCCATGTATTCGGACAGCTTCTCGCCCGCCAGCTTTTTGAAATCAGAGTATTCCTTAAACTTCCTCATCTTGATTTGCAGAAGCGCCTCTCGTTTGTTCTCAAGGTCTTGGCGCGTCATATTTGTACCCCAGTGAAAGAAGGGTCGTCTAAATGCTTCCCGATCCTGGATGCTATCCACTGCATAATCACTGGCTCGGACGGGTCTCGGGTTATTCCATCCTCGACGCAATAACTGATCGGCAAGTGCGTTACCGTAATCTTTCCGTCGGATTCCCAAGACCGGGCAAGAACTCCGAAGTTTTCCTGATCGGCCGCACAGTTATCCGGGAACTCTTCGTTTAGCCTTCGCCATTCAGCGATAAAAAGGCGTGATGCCTCGTTGTTTTTGAAGTAGACCATCGAGGCTATGCCGTAGCCGTTCTCGTTTTCAACGAAGGCAAGATCGGTTGTGATGTTGTCCAGGAGTTCCGGGTACTGTTCGATCTCCCCGTCCGCGTCGATCCAACAAATGTTTCTGTCGGGAAACCTGCCGAGCATTCCGAGAATGAAATACGCTTTGCGGAAACAGCAATCATTCCAGGTGCCGGGCCTTTCGTGAGTTTGGACGCATCTATCGAGCGCAAAGTATTCCAGACTCTTTACGAGTCTATCCGACTGCCATGAGTAGAACTCGTCGGGCGTGTGCCAGGACACAAAGAGGGGCATCATGCGATCTCCATTTGGGGTTTGCCGAAAACCTCATCATAGGTTTTTGCAACCCGTCCCTCGTGGTCTACCCATGCCACCCCTGCGACGGCACACATCATCCGCTCCACGGCTATCGCAACACCATGTTGATGCTTGTACGGCGAATCGACCATATCCCCCGGTTGACCAGGGTCGTCCTCGTGGGCCTTGTCGTAGGCGTCTATCTCATCAATAGAGATTCCAGCCATTTCGAGAAGCGTTTCTTCGACAAGTTCATGAATCAAAACCAACCGATTGGTGAACTCGTTGCCAGTGTCCAAGATTTCAAACCGAAGTGTTCCGTTGGGTTTAATGAAATAATCGCCGACCGTGGCATACCGCATCTTGGCGGGGTAGGATATTTCAATTAGTCTCGGCATATTGGCGCTCCCCACATATCTTCCGTCCATCCGCTCAAGGATTTCACTTTCCCCCCAAAGAACCGGCTAAACCTCATCCATTCCTCTTGCATTGTTTCCGCTGTGATTTGCCCGACCGCGCCGGTTATTTTCGGATCGTTCGATACCGGAATCCCGGCCAGCACGATTGAGTCAAAGCCCATGAGAAGGGAAATGATGACTGCGGATAGTCCGCTCGTGCCGCCGTCTGCGTGCAAGGGCCAAATTACTTCCGGCCACCCGCCTGCCCGGTGTGTGCTCATCGGTATCGGGTTATCCTTCCTCGCCTTGCACCAAAACCAAAGTTTGGGGGGGTGAAGCGAGGCGGCATAGTCGAGCTTGCCCTTGTACGCCGGGATAGCGTCGTTTACCGCCATGCGCTCCCCGTTGTGTTTCTTGTCGTACCGTTTCAGGTCATCGGGCAGGCACTTAGCACTGCCCATAATGAGAAGTGCCTTACCGGCCCCCGACCCGATCAAATCGGGCAGGGGACCAGTAGGAGCGCAGTATCGGATTAAGTCCTCCATCATGTTTGCAATCCCATGTTGTCTGTGCTATAAAAGAACGAGCCACAGGACGTTAGCGGCGTCTCTGCGGCTCTAATCCAATCATTTGCTAACAAGGAGCAAACTTCATGGACTTTCCCAAAGATACCACGAACGTCGAGATTCCTAAAGGCCTTTGTCAATGTGGGTGTGGAGAGAAAACCACAGTAGTTTGCGGCGTCCCCCGAAAGTTCATCCATAACCATCATTGTTTTGGAGAAAACAACTCGTCCTGGAATAACGGGCGGACCGTCAGCAATGGTTATGTCCTCATCAAACAACCAGATCACCCCAAGGCCAATATCAACGGTTTTGTGCATGAGCACATCATTATGGCTGAAAAAGCCTTGGGCAAACCACTTCCACCAAAAGCGCAAGTACATCATCACGGTCCGAAGGCGAACCAATGCTTGGTGATATGCCAGGACACCGCCTACCACCAATTGATTGAGAAGCGCACTCGCGCCTACAACGCCTGCGGAAATGCTAACTGGCTGAAGTGTGTCCATTGCAAAAAATATGATGAACCTCATAAGCTGGTTGTCCATGGCCGCCATATTGCCCACGCTGAATGTGACAGAAATTATGGCCGAGCTTTTCGAGAAAAATCAAAAGCCTAGTCTATGCCTACGACCACAAGCGTGTGCAACAAGTTGCTGGTTGGGGCGGCCCCATAAGTAAGAACGGCACCCGACCATGAAAGCTGGGGGTTGTATCCCGCCGTTTCTGTCTGGTTACCGACGAAGGCGCCTTCAATCTTGCCGAGCCGCGCCTGGAGGGTTGTCCCGCTACCGTCGCCCTTGACGGTCATTATTTCCGCCCTCTTGTTCCCCCAGGTGGTGAAGCTCCGGTTGGTTATGTTTGCCGCTGGAATTGCAGCCATTTTACATCACCTTCCTTTCAGTCAGATCCGACTGCAAAGATTGTATGTTTCTTTGTTGAAGCGGGCGCCACAGCGTAGGTCAGCGTATTGCCGCTCCAACTAAGCTGAGCGTTCCATCCTGCATTTTCCGTCTGATTTCCGGCCCAAGCCGCCTCTATCTTGCCGAGGGGAAAGGCGAGGGTCGCCGTGCCAGCCAGGTCGCCCGTGATCGTGGCAAAGCAAACCCTCTTATTGCCCCATGAACAGAAGTGAAAGTGGGTCGGAGATATTGTAAGAGCCATACCTCACCGCCCTTTCTACTTCAGGAAGGTTGTCAGGTCGGGAAGACGCCTGGTCCTGAACCAGAAGAAACCCACAAAAGACGCGCTGGTTGTGGCGCAAGTATAGGTCATGGTCTTGTACGTTCCGTCCCCGATGAAGTTCTGAAAGACAGGGATCGCATTGTGCTCTGCGGTATTCGCGCCGTCCTGACCCTTTTTGAACGCATACCCGAGGGTATTCGCGGACAGATACGCGGCGTTGGTTCCCTGTGAGACTGTGAACGCAGGCCGTACCCATCCGGCCGTTGCGATGGAAGCCCCGTAGACGAAACAATACGGTCCGTAAGTGGCATACTCGGACGAGAGGATACCGATGTTAATGGTTTTCGCCCCGGTTCCCTCAACGGTCTGAACGAAGACGTAGCAGGACTGCCAATCAATTTCCTGGTACTTCTCGATCACGTACCCCTTGCCGGCGACTGCGGCGTTCCCATCGAAGGTGGTCTCAACATTGCTGTTGAAACTCATCGGCAGGCATTCATATTGCCATTCGGCGGCCATGTTTGTTGCAAGTCCAATAGTCATTTTTTATATTCCTTCCTTTCTAAGTACTTGTTTGTTTTGCATTACAGGGAGGTTTGTGGTATAAAAGAACGAGCCGGAAAGATGCGCTAACATCAAACCGGCTCTAACCAATTTATCTACTGAAAAGGAGTAGACAGCATGGCTGAGCCCAAAGATACCACGAACATTCCTGAGATTCCATACGGTTTTTGTCATTGTGGATGCGGGCAGAAAGCGCCACTCGCGCCGATTACGAACAATGGCGGACGGCACAGCCAAACAAAGGGCGACCCCTTGCGGTTCTGCTCCGGCCATCAGGCTAGAGGGAAGTGCAACTCGTCCTACAATGGCGGCAAAAGCGTCGTCAGGGGTTATACTGTAACCATGCGCCCCGGTACTCATGCCGGGTACGATTACGAACATCGGCTTATTGCCGAAAAAGCACTTGGCCGCCCACTGAAGCCGCCGGAAGAGGTTCATCACCATGGCCCTAAGAAAGACCAGTGTTTGGTAATTTGCCAGGATCATGCGTACCACATGCTTCTCCACCAAAGACAACGCGCCCTTGAAGCGTGCGGTAATGCCGACTACCGCAAATGCTGGATATGCAAAACGTGGCATGACTCCGCCGACATGGAACGCATTGGAGACGGATATCAACATGTAGAATGCCGCATTACTCGGTACCATCGATTACATCCTAATAGCGCCTATCGATCTAGGCGTAAGCATCAGGAAAGACTTGAATAAAAGCCATGTGCATTTCTGCGCTTACACAAAAGTTGCCCTACCCAGATGAGCTGTGTCGTGTAGACGTACTGATCCACCGGGCGCATCCACGGTTCTCTTACGAAAAAGAAGTCCTTGTGCGACTTCATATCGAGCAGGTTTTCGTTGAGGAAATACAGGTACCCCGATGGGCAGAGGTAATCGGATACGAGCGGGATGCCGTTGATGACGAGGTTTTGGAAACCTACTTCGGCAAGCTCGGCCTCTTCGTATCTCTGGTTGACCTGGGTTTGTCCTTCGACAACATCGAAAAGGGTCCGCGTGGTGATCATGATGGTCGGTTTGTCTTCGATGCCGTCGCCCACCTGGCAGGAAGTTCTACCCGCACGCATGATCGCATAGGACAAAGCGTAGCCGGTCGTGTTGGCAACGCCGGTCGTCCATTCGGCGATATCGGAGGATGATATCTGACCGTATGAGGTTGTCGACGAACTCATCATGGCCGGAAGTCCGAGCATCCCGCGCCCGGTCGGTTGCTGGGTAGAGTTGTTGTAAAAATCGACCGCAATGCTCTGACGAATCTTTTTCTGTGCGTTTGTGAGTTTTGCCGCAACAATATCGACCTGAGCGGCGCTTCCTGCGTTTCGGACCTTATCGTCGATATCGAAGGTAACGGGTTCGTAGTAGTAGGCAGGTGCAAAGCGAGCGGCGTTCAGTTCCTCACGCTTCGAGGTATCGAACTTGCTTTGCGCGTTGAACGATCCGCCTACAGGTTGGCCGTACTGAATCACCACGCGGAGGTAGTCGCCGCCGCTCCACTTGCGCCCTTTTTTTAGCAGCCGGTACATAAGGGCGTTGCCCTTAAAGTACTGATCGTGCGCACCGGGCTCCCAATAATCCTGGGTGAGAGCATTGATTTCATTGAGATTCAAACTCATTTCTTTGTCCTTTCAGTGACTTAGGTTAGTTCTGCTCGGTCTCTAAAAGGACTCTGAAATGTTGCCGTTTTGGTGTTAGTCGAGACTTCCACCTCTCATCGCTTTAAGTGCGGCCTTCATTGCTTCCGCCGCGTCTTCGCTGTTACTGAAATTCTGCACCTTGCCGCTTCCGCCGCCAGTGGAGGCCCTTGCCGTTCCGCCGCCCTGAAGCAGTCGAATCCCGCCCCGAGCCTTCATGGTCTGGAGCGTTTCCTTTTCGCCGGCCTGCTTGCCCTTCGCGCCAGCCGTGGCGATCTGGGCCTTGAGGTCTGCAATTTCCTTCTGGTGCGTTACCGTTGCCCGATCCGCCTTGAAGGCGAGATATGCCTGTACGCCGTCAGCATAAAAGGGGTTGCGAGCCCTGAAAGTGGCGAACTCACCCGCCAGTGCTCCGTTAATTGCTTCGGGCGCGTCCGGGTGTGCGGCGAGAAACTGTGAATCCCGCTGCTGTTCGCTCAATGTGGTTGACGTGGCTGATTGTGCCCGGATTTCGGCAAACTGTCCTATTGCATCGAGCAGGGTCGGGATTGCGTCCATGTCCCCGTTTGCAAACCTGGTAAGAGCGTCTTGCGCCTGGTCCCTGATGCCGGTTATCGGGTCTTGCTGAGCCTGAACCGGAGCGGGAGCGGGCTGGTACACAGGTTGCGGCGCCGGCTGATTCGCCTTTGCGCTCAGTTCGGCAATCTGTTTTTGAAGGTCCAGATTCTCGCTGATCCGGTCCATGACCTCTTGACCGGTGAGCGTAACTTCGTTTCCATCGTCGCCCGTTATGGCCATGTAGGGTTGCGATAAGTCAAGTTCGGTCTCTTGCGGCTGACTTTCGGACTCATCGTTTAGGGTGCCGTCGTCGTTCTGTTCAAAATCGTCCTGGGTGCCGTTATCAAGTTCCATTGCCTAAGTTCCTTTCCGGTGTTTGAGAAGTAAAAAACCGGCTCAGATTTTCTGTGTCTGGCCGGTCTCTAGTGGACTCTGCTGATTGTCTAACTATTGAATGCCGTCACTCCATCACGAAATAATTGTCCGTCTTGCATCGGGGACACCTGACCTTCTGTGGTCCCGTCGGATCTCCCTCAAAAAAGAGTTTCCCGCACCGTGGATTAAGACATCGGCATTCGATCTGCGGGACTTCCGATGAACATTCGGGAAGCCCGTATCTCACTTTGGGGAGATTTAGCCGGTGCAACGTGGCGTGCGGGTGAGTTCCCATTACACTTCGGTCCTATTGTATTGTCCCGGTTTCTCTCTAATGCCCTTGGTGGCAAGGTAGTCGTTAAACTCCTTGCGGGTCTTCATGACGTTGCCCTGGTATAACCCGTTGCCCTTTGTGCCCTCGTAGTGCTCCTGTGATACCGTTTTTGCGTGTTCGTCGAGCCACGAGCAATCTTCGAGCAGCCCGCGTATCGGGTGATTGTCGAACTTGCCCGAAACAATGATGTATTTGGCCTTCCCGCCGCACTTTTCGCAGGGAAGCGTATCGGGGCGGGACCGCCAGGAGGTGAAAACGGTTTCCTCGTGGGCGCCGCATGTGTCGCATTGGAAAACGAAGATGCCCATCAGTAATACTCCACATCAAATATCGTATTGCTTTCGCTAAGATCGACTACTAACGGTTCGGTCCGTTCTAGATATTTGCCGGGTCTTACTTTTGTGCGAAGCATCCAAACAAATTCCCCTTCCGAATCAGCACAAACAACCTTGGCCATGCTCCACGCGATTCCGAATAAATTATAATTGATATAGAGCACATCCGGAAATCCGGCTTGCGTTATGATTCTTCTGAGGTCACTCCACGTCAACGGGACTGCGTTTTCCATCACCTAGCCCTCCCGTCGTTCATGACATCCATTGCCGCTGCGCCAAGGCCTACTGGTTCGATTAGGGGTTTGTCTTTTTTCTTCCGTGCCTGATGGAGGTTGTTCATGGCCGCAAGAAGCATATCCATAGCCAAGTCGAGGTTATCCGGAATGCCGATTTGAAGCGTGCGGTTAGAAAGTGCGTGAATCACTACTTCGGCTTCGATTGTCGGTGCTGGGATTTTGGGTTGATTGCTCACTGTTGTGCTCCTTGTGGCATCGCTTGAGGTTGTCCTTGTGGCTGCCCCTGCCCGCCGCCTGCGAGCATCATCGGGCCTCCCTGTTTAAAGATTTTATCTGCGCTTGCACTTACTTCTTCGGGTATCCCCGCCTTCATCATGGCCGCTAAGGTCTGGTTCGCCGGTTTTACCTGTGGGAATAGCCGCTCAAATTCTTTTTCCGGCATGGCGATTATCTTTATCAAAGCGTCCAACAACTCCGGCTTGAGCTCCACTTGCATACCGGAGTTAAACATCCCGGTTTTCTGTAGCCTTTGAGCCGCCTGCATGAGAGGACCGCGTGCCTTCCTTGCAAGTATCTGGTCGCGGTTCGGCACGTTGAAAATGTCAAGGATCGCTTCAGCATCGAGGAATCCGCCAGAGGCGAGCTTTAGCCACATTTCGCGCTTAGCCGATTTGCTTTGCGGTAATGTACTGCCGGCCTCAACGTTGAACGCGTATTGACCCTGGAACTGTTCGGCCACACCACGGAAGGCTATCGCCTCTTCGCCCTGACCGCCGGATAGTTTGATTTTCTTTTCAAACGAATACCAGTTCTGGCCGAGGCTTATATACATACGCCCTTGCTCTTCAAGGGACGTATCGAGGTTTCTGATCTTCTCGCGGAGAACAGATTGAGCTTTCTCCTGCAGGGCGGCAATGGCCGCAAATGCGGTTATCCCTTGTGCTCCCCGGCCTTCGGTTACATCGGTCAGGCCCGTAATGATATCTATGAACTTCATGAGAAGCTCGATATACGCCCCGTAGTCGGTTGGGAGGTTCGGGACTTCCAGATACCGGATGAGAGCGGCCGCCGTCATTGTGGGCTCCCACACGCGCTCGGGCAGGTTGTTTATCTGCCTTTTCTCGAGTCCGGAGCCTTTCGGGTTGATAATCGGGGGCAGGCAGGCTGCATCCAAGTGAGAGCCGACTTTTGTAATCTTTTTGGCTATCTCGATTACAAGCGGTTCGATTTGCTCAATGATCGACAATCCGTATTCGGATAGACCGTCCGAGTAGCTGAGGCGCTTGAAAAAGGGAAACTTATCCCAAAGGTAACAGTCGGCGGCCTTCTCGAGCGGGAGTTGCGGGTTTATGCTTGGATTCGGCAGATCGTCTAAAACCAGATCGCCCTTGTTCGTAACGCGAATCCGGCGGAGAAATCCGGGGTATTTTGATTCCTGGTGAGGCTCGGCCTGCTTGATCGCCAACTGCATGGCCGGTTGTCCCGTCATGGGATCAATCGCCGGTTGACCGCTCATTGGATCGATTACGGGTTGGGGTTCGAGATAAAGTAAATCGTTCGGGTTCGGCTTCCCGCTCGACCTTTTGCCCGTTACCGGGTTCACCCACACGAAGGTGTAGTCTTTTACCCAGCAGGTAACGACGAGGGCCTTCTGAATACCGTAATTTTCTGTCTCGCTGGTGTGCTTATCAACGGGCTTAAAGCTGTCGCCACCCACGCCTTGCGGGTATCCCGATTGCAGGTAGGGCCGGATGGTTTTCTGACTGACGTTGCCCCGCGTCTCGCGCCGATCTTCGCCGAGATTATTCGAAAACTGGGTATCGGATTTGACTTTTCCCTCGACGCCGGGGATTTGCCGATAGATCGTGTCTAACTCTATGGCCTCCATCTTAAAAAGCATGGGGGCCTTTTGGATGTCGATGTATCCCGGCCAGAGCACCGTTCCAAAGTTATCACCCAGAACTGTTTCTATTTCCCCCATGCCCCCGGCAAGCTCAGGATCGAACCTCATTTCGTCGGTCTGACAGCCGTAAAGCTCTGAGAGTCCCACCGATTCCTGAAGTGTGTTTTGCTGCCGGGTTGCGTCCCACCATTCCTCGTAAGCCGCCTGCCAAGCGTTCGCCGCCTGGTCGCCAGCTTCGCCTCGGGGTTCGATGGATGCCTGCGGTTCGTTGTCGGTAAGTTCGGCCTTGAGCTTGTTCACCGTCTTGAAGAACAGATTGACGGGCACCTGTGTGATTTTGGGCTTGGGGTTTTTGAAGAACCGATTGCGGTACAGCTCGTGGTTGTGGCGCCATACGTCCGTTATGCCCAAGGTCTCGCGGTACTTCAGGGCAAACTTGAGCTTGCCCCACACCCACGCCCCCACGTTTTCAGAACCTTCCGGGGGCGGGGCAAGACGCCATGATTCCCAATCGGCGGATTTGGACGTTGCAGGCATATCCTCATCGTGGGACGGGGTACGCTGAGCTTGGTCCGTTGCTGGATAGTTGTCAGCTATGTGTTTGCTTGATCGTCAAGCGATTCGGTCCTTTCCTTGAGAAAGCAAGAGAATGGATATTCTCCGAACCTCCAGCCATTGTGCTTCAATTCCTCGTACCAAAGTTGCCGAAGATTCTTTTGTGCATTATCAAGCCGGTGCTTGATTGCATCCAGTTCGCGTTCTGTCATCTCTGCGGCCTCCCCGGTTCGGCCCTTTCGATTTTAAACGTGTATTCGCTGCCGGAAAGATTTTTAAGATCTTCGGCTATTTCTCGGCGGAGTTTCCGGGAAAATTCTTCACAAAGTTTGCCGAAGTGTTCCTCGCAATTCTCCATGAACTCTTCACGCGTCATTACTAAACCTTCTCTCGCAAGCCATCCTTACCATTCGCATATTTTGGCCTGATGCCCTTTTTCTTGCGCTTCTTCACGCTTTTGGGCGGAGCGCCAGCCGCACGCCATTCCTTGTTTTTCTCACCGCTTGTCGTGCTTTCGTCTTTCATGATTGTTTGCCTTTCCGGGTTTGAATTGGTCTATACCAAATTGCTCGATGGTGCCCGTCTTTATGTCCGTCCAGTCTACCAGCTTCAGGAATCTCGCGTCGGGGTAGTCTCGCATCTTAATGCGTCCGGACAGAACCCCGTCCCTATGCTCAAACGGAGGGCCGCCGCATCCAGGGCAGGTAAGCTCCATATTGACGGGTCCGGGCGGGAATATCCAGGTCCGAGAATGAATGCAGTCCACGCTCACCGGGAACATGTCCGAATGAAACGGGAAGTCGAGAAGGTCCGTATCGACCGAGAACTCAAAGCCTTCGCACTTATCGCAATATGCAGGAATAATCATTTGGCCTCTTTACGTTTTAGATACATCAGCATAGGGTTGGGCCTTCCGGCAAAGTGTTCGTGCCTCGTCTTGCCACATTCACAGGGGTACCAGACGGTTGTTTGGATTTCTTTGCGATAGACCCTGCCCGTCTTGCTTATCTTGGCAGGTATCACCACGTCTACATAATGACCTTTTCCATAGTTCACTTCTTCGAGGCAAGACTGTATTTGCGATATGTTGAGTGACACTACTTGCTCCCCTTCACGATCTGTTCCATTGTCTTGTTTATGTCGGACTTCATGCGCTCTTTTAGCTGCCGGTCTGCTTCCGCCTCTTCGGGGCTAAGTTCCGGCTCGTCGGGGCCAAGGTCTATATCGGCGGCGAAGGGTGAGGGGTGATAACCCTGCTCGTCTCCCCGCATTTCTTGTTGTTCCACTATCGCCCTCACTACTGCCTGGGCGAGTCCCGACTCCGTTGTGCCGGGGTCAAGCCCGCTTGCCGGTCTTGGCGATACCAGCCTTTCAATCACGCCTAAAAGCCGGTCCTGTGCTATCTGTGCCTGCGCCTGGATCATAATTCGGTCCATGGCCTCGATATGCTTCGGGGTAGCAGCGTCCTTGATGGTTCTGAGCGCGTCCGCATAGAAGTCGAGAATCTTATTCATATTGAGTCCTCGAATTGGCCGTAACCGTAGACTTCTAAGTCCTCGGAGGACATGGGCTTTGGAGGTTTGCAAAACTGTTCCTTCTCATACGCCACTTGCATCCATCGGTCCCACAGAAGATTCCGGATACCGACAGCCGCCAATTCTGATCTTTCGTATCTCCATCCGCATGGGATTTTATCTTCCAGTCGTTCGAAGGATTCCAAGCTGAGCGGGACCAACGCCCTATGTTCGAGAACGGACCTTAGTGCATCTATCTGCTCCGGAGTGGGCGGTTTGGGAACGACTACAAACACCATGCTGAACGTGACAAGTTCGGTCATTTGTACTCCCGCTTGAACACGAGCAACGAATCGGACTTGATGATGGTCGTAGACTTGTAATCCCAGCCCTGCTCGCCCAGCCTGTTTAGGTACGCTTCAAGCTCAGAGCCGTCTTCTATCCGCCTTTCGGCTTCGTGATCGTAGCCAGCCGTAAGGACTTTGAACTCGTATTTTTTGCCAGCAGTGCCGGATTCCTCATGATTCATTGTATGAGTCTCAATGGCTTCTTTTTTCTTCATTTCACCTTCTCCAACTTGCTGACGCGCCGGTTGATCTTCTTTAGTTCGTTCCCGAGCGCCGTTATCCCCGCGAGTATCTGAGCGTTCATGTCTGGTTGCTGCACGGTTGCCTGTGCCGGTGGCTTCTCAAGCATTCCATAGTGATTCCGGTACTTGTCCCGCTCTATTGTCAGGATATTTTGAAGCATGGCGTCGCTTGTCGAGTCCCAATCGCACGAAAAGCCGGGCCGCATCTGTTGCAGTTCCGCCTTCAGTTCGTAGAAGTGATTGCTTCTTTGCTGCTCTTTGGGTTTTGCCCGTTTACTCTTCTGGAAGGGTACGCCTTCTTCCCGCAGTCTTACTGCTTTGGCAACAAACTCCTGCGGGTTGATCGCGTCGTCGATTGGTGACGTATTGGATATTGTCATGCTGCCCTCTCTTGTAAAATTACTCCGGGATCATCCATATCTCCATCCCATTCGATTGTGAATGCGGTTTTGCATACCGGACATTCTATTTCGTCTCGCCAATTCTTTTTAAACCGATTATCTGCAAGCTGCCCGTAACATTTCGGGCAGAAATGCTGAATCTTGGAAGCAAACGGATATTTTTTCTCCTTATATTGTTCCAGTCTATACGAAAGACTCTGAGCAAAAACTTTCATCTTCGCCCTTGCGTGACGCAAAGCAATCATCAGTTGATCGTCCGGAATATAATTCCAATCCACACCCCACAGAAGGAGATGCTTCAGTTCGATCTTGGCCCTTCTCAACGTTTCAATGCGCCTTGGGTTATTATACCGTTTACACTGCACCTCTTTGGGCGCATAAGGTTGTTGATTGACGATCTGAATTTTTGCGCTACCAGATTCCATCATCACCAGCCACCTCCCCCTCAAGGTCTAAATACTTATTGGAATACGACTCATATTCCTTTTTACCTTCGACTGTGTTGATTATGTGCTCGGCGTGCGTTGGGATCTTCTCCTTTGCCGGAGCTCGATACCAAAGATACGCCGCGCTTACAGCATAACACAAAGCTGCCGCTGCCGGGTAATCCTGGATTCTATTGTCCTTGTCGCCCTTCAGGTCAACGATTTGTTCCTTGGCGTCCCTACCGATGGGATCATCCCCAACGTACAGCAGCTTCTCTGCGCCTAAACACTGATGGAGAATCTGAAGGTACAGTGCCGTTGCGTCCTTGGCCTCAATGTAAGGCGCCGGAGATATCGGCAGAACAAAATGATGCCAGGCCATAACGGACATGGCTCGCTTATCGATAACATCCGAGAACCAGTCGGCGGCCTTCTGCTTCTTCCCCCAGCCCACGAGAAGGAGCACGTCCGAAGAATGGAAACTCCCCGATACCCGGAACTGCATATCTTCGGGCTTCCCTTCGTCGGCGCAAACATCCAGAGTCAGGGCACAACCGGAGCGTCCTGTTTTCTGCGCTGGCCATGCAAGAGCGCCAATGGATTTGAAGGGGGTTATGCTCACGCTTGTGCCTCACGTGGATGAAGAGTGACAACAATTTTGCCGAATATATTTCGGATCGAAGCGGCCCCGAACAAAGGGCAATTAAGTTTTTCAAGAACCATTGACTTATCGTCCCTTCGGCAAGCCAGGACAGCCTTTTCGATTTCTTGGATAGCGGGCTCTCTTTCCGTCTTCGTTACGGTCCATCGGGGTATTTGGCACATCAGGCCTTCTCCTCCCACAAATCACCGTTTGGGCCGCACTTTGCGCCTTTGACGCGAGCATAAACGCACTCTATCGGGGAGTGGTGACCATAAACAAGATCGATTCTCGCGGTTCCCTCATTATGGCAATATGCTGCGGAGGTTTCCTCGGGGCCTTCACCTATCCACTTACAGTCCTTGCACAGATACGTCATCTTAGTGATCCTTTCATGACCAATCCCAGCCCGTCTCTTCGGTCAACCCAAGCTCGGTAAAGCCCCACACCAGGGCCTCCATGCGGTCGGGGGAGTAGCCGGCCTTCTCTTTCGTGAAGTCATGGGTAAACTCACACTGCTGATCCTCAAGCACCGGGAATGAGCCTACATGTTTGATTCTATTCTGTTCATATAACGCGCTGATCGGTTCAGCTCTAACCACCTTGCCCCTTGAGGCGTGGACAGCCTTGTAACTGACGTTCGAATCAACGGCCCGAATGACCATACCGACCATTTCCCCCCCGTTATTGACTTCCCCCACTATCCGGTCGGCTTGCCACTTCTTATAGGCTGCAACGGCACGCTTTGCCCATCCAGCCGGGCCTCTTGCTTCCCCTATTTCGTCCCCGGTAGCATCCTCCAAAACGTATCCAAGGCCGTCCACTCCCAAGCCACATACAACGATTCCCGCTTCATCGGCGTCTTCGCCCGAAGTCACGTTCGGGTCGATTGCAACGACGATCCGGCGCATATCGGGGCAGGTTTTGACGCGGTTTGCATCAATATTCGTCCGGTTCCAAAGAGCGCCCGGAACATCGTCCAGGATTTCAGCGTTGAGTTCCTGCCGGCCGAGCCGGGTTCCCTCGTACTTACTGATGATCTTCTTGGCAAAAGCAGGCGCCAGGTTCTTTAGGTTCTCGTAAGTGGTCCCGCGCGTAACGTGTGTGGTCAGGTCTTTGACCAGATCTTTTATGAGTTTTATCGGCCTGGGTGTAGTGGTGAAACATACCTGCGGATGTTGGCCGAGCCGCAAACCAAACATGAGGTTATCGATTGCATCCTGTCCATACTTCCACTTGGCCGGCTCGTCTCCCCAGGCTGCACCGTGAGCAGGGCCGCGCAACTGGTCGGGCTTCTCCCCGCTGTAGGTCGTGGCGATAACACCGTTGGGCCATTGGACAAGCCTGCGCGATTCAATGTGAATCGGTCTGAACCCCGGTCTCGATATCGCCATTATGCCAGCTTCGCCGTGTACCATCGTGTCTCTTACATCCGCCGCCGTCTCGCCTATGAGGGCGATTCTTCCAATGAGTTTATTTTCCGCAAGGTGCCTGACCCATTCCGCACCGACTCGAGTCTTCCCAAAACCTCGACCGGCAAGTATCAGCCATGTAATCCAGTCGCCGCCAGGAAACTGCTGCTTCGGTCTTGCCCAGAAATCCCAATCGTAGTTAAGTGCGTGCGCTTGCTCAGGACTCAACTCCTTCAGTATCGCTTCCCTTTGCTCCACCGGAAGCGAGGCCAGCAATTCGGCTTGCGAGCAGTTCCTTTGCAGCGCCAACTTCTTCAAACTTGATTGGTCCACCGTCTTTGCCTGTGTTCTCGACGCTTTGCTTGTTCTTGTACTTTTCGGGTATAAGGTTTGTGAGTGCGCATATTACCGCTTGAGCATTCGGCGCAACGTGCTTGTAGACGATTTTCGCTATCGATCTTTTAACGCTGATAATTCCGTCTCGCTCGACTTCCCGGAACTCTTCGGTGATATCCCTGGTGGTAAATCCGGTAATTAGTTGGCACAAAGCGGCCTCGGCCATCTTGGGAGTCGGTACGACCCTTCGAGTGCGCCTTTCGACCACATCATACGTCTTGGGCTTGGGCGGATCGAAAACCTTCCTCCACAGCTTTTCACAACGCTTGGCCTGTTCGTCCAGTTCTACGGGGTCGTACTCGTCTATCTTCATTGTTACTCGCTATCCAGCTGTCCGTCAGGCACCGCCAACTTACCGGGAACTTCGTACTTGAAGTTGAACGGATCCGAGTCGCACGGAGCGAAACCATTCTGCGCGATAACGACGAGCGTGTATGGGCCACCGACAGGAGAATCAGACAGGTCCACAATGAAACTTCCGTCTGTCTCCGGAGTAACCTTAAACGGATCGGTGCTAGGCTTACCGGATACCAGCAGCCACTTTGCGCCTTCGATTGGTTTGAATTTGAGATCTACCATACTATTTTGCCTCCATAGTGCCTTCGGGCTTTGGCAACTGTTCGGGTTTACCAGTGTTTAGGTGTCCCACAAGGCCGGCAATGGCTGTGCCTGTGAGCCCTATTACGGTCGGGACGACCAGCTTGATCACATCCATGTCCTTGGTCGCCAATATTAGGATTGCGGCCACAACAAGCGCCAGGATACCCATCGTGGCAATGCACTTGATAGCCAAGTGGTTTATCATCTCTTTGCCGTCCCGTAGAGCCGCTGAATGACGTTAAATATGAGTTGAAAGACTCCGTTGGCTTTGACTGCCGGTATCAGGCTCAAGGCCTCAGAGATACCCCACAAGGCGCCCAAGCAGACAACCCAAACATGAGGATCAATCTTATCTCCCAGGGCCGCAGCAATCCAGACGATGATTGATTCCATTATGAGATCACCTCAATTCCTTTTGCCAGCATGAGAAGCCGGTAATCCTCGTACTCATCACAGGTGTCCCGGCAGTTGGTATGCGAGTCGGCTTGGTATCCGTATTCATGCCAATTACAATGCCAGCAAGGCGGATTGTATGGAGCCAGGGTGTCTGTCATACTTGCCCCCAAAGCTCAAAACCAGCAACCGATATGTGCAATGTGTCTCGGTCTGCTTCCTTTAAGCAACGTTCCTTGAAAGTGGGGATATACTTTTCGGCCTCGCTGGACGCAGTAAAGAGCCTATCGCATGTTCTGAGATAGCCCCCGCCACAGCATAGGTGATTGCCCTTTGCTATGAGGCCGTAGATAACTGTCATCTCGACAAACACACGAGCACGACGATCAGCGTTACCAGGAACGCCACAGCCGTTGCAATCATGCCCCACATTGTCCAGTCGCGCGTTACCATCAGAATTTCCAAGTCCACTGGAAATAAAATACCTTGTTATCCTTGCCCGGCTCAGGCATCAAAGTATCCTCGACACCCCATCCGTTACAACCCTGCCACATCGGTTCTTCGCCTTCGTCCTCGTATCCAACTTGCGTGAGCCACGCCGGATAGCCTACTTGCTCACCGTAGGGTTTACGGGGGCAATCGGAGAAACGCCGGTCTTGGCTGAATTGATTGCATCTTGAACAGCGCCAACAGCCGCAGAGACGGAAGCCTGAGCGGTTGATACGGATACGCCTGCAGGATCACTCGCGACAGCACTCACGACCGAAGCCGCCGCAGTAGCAGCCTCAAGAGCCGTGATAGCCTTTTGAGCAATCGGAACGTAAGGCGCTGCCTGCGGAATCATTGAGGCAATAGCCAGAAGCGCGGGAGTGTCGGCCTTGACACCGGCCAGGAACTGAGCCGAAAAGGTCTGAAACTTCGCAATGTTGGCCTGAGATGCCGTTGACCACACGCCGAATGAAGCACAACCTGAAACCATGAATACCAATGCTACAACTGCGATGATTCTTTTCATAACTTTCCTCCTACGGTTAATGTTTTCGTAATGCGTCAACGTGTTGGTCCATTTTTTCGGAGAGCTTTCCGATTGCTCCCTTTAGTTCAGCGGTCATATTCCAGACCATTGATTTCATTTCGGCGTCGCTCTTTTCGGCCTTGTCTCGTTGGATTGCCATTCGTTCTTTCAGGTCAACATGTTCCGCCCTGGTGGTGTAATTATTCGGCATCTCGCAGAACCTATTTTCGAGAACCTCAATCTTTTTGGCGTCTACCAGTACGAGTGTTTCAAGTGCGCCGATTGAGCGGGCGATATAAATGCCGTGCGCAAAAAGAGCCATGCAGAGCAGCATAAGTTGTGCGCCAGCCACAACGTATTGAGTATATTTACCAGGTCGATGTGTGTCGTAATAATCATGCTGTGCCGCCATTACTTATCCGCCCGTGGATTATCGAACTCATTATCGAGGACAGTGGATACCTTTTTCATGCGCTGGCCTTCATGAGCAGTGCGCCCGCTTCGACAATGCGCTCCGAATAATCGGCAATGTTGCCAGGGCCGTTGTAAAACTTGGCAAACCGTTCACGAACCTGAGGATTAGACAGTATCGCTGCACCGTCTTCGGTGAATTTCTGGATCTGCATGAACTTATCGAACACGGCCTCTTGCTCGGATTCGTTTGCAAAGAAGACCTGTATGGGCTGGGTATATGCGAGGGTTGAGTAAAGCGTCATGCCAAGGAATTGGAACTTGCCAAAGGAGCTGGCATAGATTTCCCTTGCTGTGGGCATGGAGCATTTATTGGCGTGAATGATGCGCTGGATCGTGGGCGGATCGAAGTGGGTGATACCAGGTTCAAAGCGGATAGCGCAAATTGAGTTCCCGGATTCCACTTGCGCAATGATTTGCTTGAGGGTCGGATAGGTCATTAGCCTTTAGTCCAATCATTGATAGCGAACTGCCACTGCGACTGGCTTCTTTTCCCAAATTGAGGAATGCCTGCATCTTCCGACAGAGCGCAACCGCATTCGTGCGCGGCACTGGCATATTCGGGACTCATCTGACCGGGTCGACACGATCCGGCAAAGCGGTCAACCACATCAAACATCTTGGGTCCATGGAGGCTGTTTGCTCGGGCATGGATAGTTTCGGCAGCTCGAACCATTATTGCGGTCGAGTCGGGAACGACGCCCAAGAGGCGCCGTTTAGCTTTTTTCTTCTGTGCTCTGGAAAGTCCTCGGGCGGGAAAACTACTCTGGTTTGTCTCCCTATTCAGTACCTCGTGCGGCCTGCTCGGGGACGCGGTGCCTGCTCTGTTTTTCACGGTGAGAGTGTGTTTCCCATTTTCAGGCTCCGGTTCCTTCCAGTCAAGTGGGGACCCCGTGGCCCCCACCCGCCGGAGGAGGAAAAGAATGGTAGCATTCGAGGGGCAGTGTACACCCGGTTTTGGCAACATCGGCGTATAAGCCAGTAGAAAAGCTGATGTTTGGCGCATGATTGGTTCATGGTTCAAATATCTTCCCGCTTGCCCTTAAGTTCTAACCGTTTCGTCTAAGTGTTTTCTAAGTGATCTTTTCCACTTTCAGAGTGCATTATTAATTTGACAACGCACCTTGAGAGTGCTATCTTATAATCAACGAATAAGACGAACTCAAACGACAAAGGAGCGAACATGGACGCAAACTGCGACGTAATAGCAAAAAGCTGGAAAGAAGAAGTGATTTTTGAAGGCGCAACCAGAAAGGGTCGCGATTGGATACAGAAAAACTGGAAATCAGACACTTTCCGAACAGAGAGCCTCCTAAATGCCGCCGTGCACGTACGAACAATGAATTCAGACGGACTGTCGGTAGTGCTTTTGTGTGGCGTATAGATGCTCTCAATCCGGTGGCCTGCGGGCCGCCCCCAAAACAGAAAGGACAGAAAATGAAAATCACGCGCACAGAAATAGCGGATAAACTCAACAGGGAAATCGCAGAAATCAACGACCTCGAAAAACAATACGCCGATCAACCGGAATATGCTGATGCCGTAGCAGACGAGATCAATCGCCGGACTAATTATGAAAACGCAATCAAGGCCCTTCCGGTCCTCTCTGATTCCGACATCGATTTGATCCTCCACATGGGTCTCGTTGGCAATAACGCCGCAGCATTTGCGGTATACATCGCTAAGGTTCAGTCTGGACGTTTGCATCGCCACCGCGAACTGCCGGTTTTCTAACCACCAAAAAACAGGAGAAACCCAATGAAAAAAATCATCGACGGACTCAGATACGACACGGAAAAGGCTGTAGAAATTGGATCGTATGACACCGGTCTCGGGAACCGTGATTTCCGGAACTGGTCCGCAACTCTCTATCGAACGCCCCGGAGCAATAGGTATTTTCTGGCTGGTTCGGGCGGACCAATGACCAGGTTCGCCCGAAGTGTCGGCAATATGAGCAGCGGCGGAGACGGTTTGTTTCCCATGACCGCACAGGAGGCGCTTGAATGGGCCGAGCAGTACCTGGACGCTGATGCTATCGAACAGCATTTCGGCGATGCCATCCAGGACGCCTGAACTAGCCGGGGGGGAGGGACCGCCCTCCCTTATTTCATTAATGGCCCGGACTTCGTCGCTTCCTTACCCCATTCGTCGATATTGTCCGTATGCGAATACCAGACGCCTTTTTTGGAATCCGACAATTTCCGAGCTGGGAAACCCTGCCGGACAATCAATTTAAATACTGTGTCCCAGTCCATTTTCATGTGTCCGGCAATCGCGTTTCTTCCTACAAGCAACCCCATCAATTTCGCCCTCCCCTTTTTAGTGTAGATTATGCCGTCAACCCCCCGATTAACGTGGTGCGTGGTTATTGGCCCTCATACTCGATTCCTCCTTGGCCTCTATCAGCTTCTCCTCATCCATGTGCCCTCTCCTCCATAAAAGCTACAGCGACAGCCGCTTGCCATCCGGTCCACATGTCCTGGACTCTGCAATTAAAATAAGTAGAACTTCCCATATTGGTGGGATAGAAAAGCCGCTCGTTGCTTGGTCCGAAATATTTACGCGCCCATTGCTCAAATTTCTCTCTCACTATGTCGGGCAATCTGTCATGTTCCATGTGCCTTCTCCTTGCGTTTTGTGTGTTGGGGTGTAAATTGCCCCGGCTCCATATCCGTTCGTTGATTCTTGCTTCACTTTTACAGTACAGAGTCCACGGTCCCCGTAAATTTCCCGCCAAGACCTGACCGCTTTGCACTCTCTCTCCGTTTCTCCCTGCTTTCTTCGCTGATGTTGGGATTCTTGCCCATGCGGTAACTCCATAACGGGCAGGGCGGGACTGAACCGTGAACGACACCATCGGGGCATTCACGGACCCATTCCTGATCGCCAGCACAGCAGACGGTTACACAGTAAGCCCTGATACTCTTGATTGCTGTTTTGCGTTCTTTCATTTTGTCCTCTCCCGCACGAGCCGGTATGTACCAGCGTCGATATCGCCAGGAACGGTTCTACTTTGCCAGGGATGACTAGGCTCGTAATCTCCGACAAACAAGAACTCCGCCTTCTCGATCCCCTCCCTCAGCGCCGCGAGTTGGGATTGCGTCTTATCCAGTTCTGTGCTCAGTTCTTCGATTGAGTGATTCGCAGATTCCAGTTGCCCCTTGAGCCATTCGACCTTGCACCACGGGCACTCTTCGCCCTCGTCAAGCGCCCAGTGAAGGTGGTCCTTCGGGCATGTTACGTGTCTCGCCGCGAGCATTATGTCCTTCATTCCATCTCCCCCGTTCCCATTTGGACGCATGGTATCCCGTCCACCAGGGCCTCTAGTTCGTCCCAATTACGCACCTTGGCCGCTCGGCCACCCGCTTTTCGTATGGCCGCTATTTCCATGTCCTGAGCCGTCACGTTTTTGCCGGGCTTGTATTCCGCTCTTTTCCATTCGATGCAACACGGTATTCCACGTATAATCAGGATGTCGTCCGGGACACCTGAGCGCGTCATACCGTTTCCCAGCGTGCGGTACTCCCACATGACGCCCCGGTATCGGATGCGCAACCACTTGAGGGCAGTAGAGCGCCAGGCGGATTCGGGGGTCTGCTTTTTGCCACCTCGTGCCGGTCGTTGAAAACAGATAGGCATCAGTCCCCCTGTTCGATAAAATGCCGGAGCTTTGTGGCCCCGTCCCTCATGTATGCCGCGATAGTCTCAAGGCACAAACCCACGCACTCATCGCAGATATTGTGCGAGCACTCCGCTGTCACCGGTCCGGGAATTACCCCAAGTGCGGCCATATTCCTTGGTTAAGAAAGTGCCGTTTCATCCGGTCCCAATAGCCCTTTACGTGGCACGCTGGACACCTCGACAAATGACAGCGCGAGTATGGACAGCCAGCGCCAGGCAAACAAAACACCATCATCTCGTACATATCTAATACGTGCATTCTATTCATTTCGCGATTCCTCCTTGGCCTCTAAAAAGGCAGGTCGTCGTATGGTTGCGGCTCACCTTCGAGCCGGCGTAATTTGGGACTTTCCGCCAGTATCTTCTCAATCGCCACAATGTCAGGATCGCGGACGTAAACCTTTTTCTTCTTGGTCCGCCTCCACAAATCGGGATCGCTTTGCACGGTCCTCGCCTTGATTTCCTCGAAGGTCTCAGGGATATATCCGGCCAAGATTAGCCGTTCCATCGTATCTGCCGGTATCCCTAAAAGCTCAGACGCATTGCATCGCTCGCATCGAAAAGCAAAACGGTACTTGTCCTTGTAGACAAATAGCAAACCGTCCCGGCAATGTTCTTCCTTGCACATAAATTCCCGGCGCTCGATGTTCTGCGGGTTGCTCCGTACCCATTCGCCCCACATGCCAAAAAGAACTTGCGGCAGGTTCTTTGGGAATCCCTCGTACCGCTCCTTGATATGCTCAATCATCCATTCTGAGCATACGGCAGGTATCCGACCGCACTGCTGCATCCACTCGGATACCGTTTCGTCCTTTGGCTCTTTGCGCTCGTAGTAATGGCAGAGCCGTTCAATTAATCCTGTCAGCTCCCACTTTTTCACTTTCCTGCCTCCGGTGTTCTTCGAGTTCGATTTTCCATTGCGGTTTTTGTGGGGAAGAGCCGCTCATTCCGGTGCCCTGGATTTCAAATACGCCCTTCCACCCTTTTTCGATTGATTGGAGCAGTATTGCGTTTGGATCACTGCCGGCTGTTTTGAATTTTTCGAGCTTTGATACGATCAGGCTTTCAGCAAAGGTCGTCATGGAAGGTTTGAAGTTTTTACGGTGTATTCTGAACTGTTCCCAAATTTCAGGGTTGACCCACTCAGGGAGGACGAAGTTCGACTGTAGTTGTTTTTTCTTTACTTCTTTAATTCTTTCTTTCTTTACTTCTTGTTTGTGTTCACTTGTTGTTCGCTTGGTGTTCACTTGTTGTTCGGGTTGCTGTTCACCTTCCGGAATGTAATCCTGATAAGTATGCCAATTTGTTATTGTTATTAGTGAAAATTTGTTGTTCGGTTTGATGGTCAGATTTTGGGCACTTTCTAAAAACTTGAGAAGGCGATAAACTTTACTCTCAGAGAGATTTAGCTCTTCGGAAACACTCTTGCGACCGAAAACGAGTTGCCCGGGTTCAAGTTGAACAAGCTGAAGACCCACCATTATCTTGCACGCTCGGCGGCTAGCTTTCATAAGACACCAACTCCAGAAGCTCCATAACTCCGGATTTCTGAGCATTCCAGAATCGATGGATTTACGCCAAAGTTTTACCCAGCCTCTATCCAAATTCTCCGCCCCTCCCCGAGCCTATTGCGCGTCGTGCTTGTCTTGGCCGCCTTGTTCCTCGAAGCTCTGTTCCAAAAGATAGTTTTTATAGAACTCAGGCAACCCGGCGATAGATTGCCTGAGAAGCCCCTGCCCAAACTCGCGGAACAAGAACTCCATTATCTGAGCTTTTTCCTCTTCGCCGCCGTGCGTGCCTGGCTGTGCAATTCCATGTAGGTGCCCGATGAAGTTCCGCCCCGTTCCAGCATTTCGCACATCTGTTCATCGTCCGATACAATATCGGGATTTGCCACTGTGCATTTCCATCCGTCCCAGAGCTGCCGGCCTACCACCAGGCAGCAATCTCGGTCCTTGGGGATATCGAACAACCTTGCATGGCTACCATGGCGGCAGTGTACGAAGTCGGCGCAGCGTCCCGACCACGTGCCGTCTTTGCGGCGTCGTGTCCTGCTCTTAACCAGCACGCAACCATTGATTCGGATCTCTTGGGGGAGCACTGGCGACTCCGGAAGTTCCGGTGCCACCCAATCTACAGGCCGCGCCTTCTTCCCCACGGGTGACGGCCGGCATTTCCCGCAAAGCGGCTGAAAATGGTATTTGTCTTCGCAGTGGTATTTGTCTACGCTCCGGACATCTCCACACCCAGGACATTTAAAATCCACCCGGTACACTCGTTTCGGTCTCATCGGCCGTGAGCACCTTTCGCAGAAAGGTGTCCCGTTGGGCTTCCGGATATGCTTCCCACACCGGCACACCGGCAGAGAATCCTGGTACTGCCTGACGGCCTTCTTCTGCGCGGCCCCGTGGCACGTTGGACAGTATTTGATTTTGTCTGACAGAAACCTCCCGCACCCCTCACACTTTGGCATCTCCTCCCCTTCTCCTATACGTGTTCCCCGTCATCCGTTCGCTCAGCAAAATCTTCCGGCACTCGGGGCAATTCAGGGCCTTGATGTACGGCTTGAAGTTCCGGCCACACGTATTGCACACTGCCTGGTGCCTATTACGGCCATTGGGGGGAACACGCGCCCTCCCATATCGAGTGCTATATGGCATGGGTTATCTCCTTCCGGCTTTCCGCTGTACCCCGATGTTGATAGAACCAGCCCATCAAATCAGTCCTAGCCTTCTTGCTCCATCCCAATGCCACTTGGTCCGTGGTGATCGTGTTCCACTTCAGGCAGTCAAGGCCGTGAAACCACATCGGGTAAGCCTTGATTTTGTGGTCCTCGATGAACCCGCATCTTCTCCATGCTTCTTCCGGTCCCGAATCAAACCCGATAAGCGCATAACTCGATATCCAGGACTTCGGACACTCGGCACGCACTAGCGCGTCAAACGCATCGTCCCATTCACCAGCATCCCGTTCGTGGTCCAGGGCCAGTCTGATATGAGGTCGGTTCAACCGTGCAAACCTCTCGGCGTGATATGGCGTAAGCAATCGGGCATCAAGCCCTTGATTGAAATCAACGCCCCGATGGTGCTCCAGCCGATCCATGACTTTATCGAAGTGTGCCTCAGAAGACGCCAGGAGGTTGTTGTCGCAGACTATCGGCAGGTCCGGCCAGTCGGGTAGCTCTTGGAACTTTCCCTCGATTTTGCCCGTTCCTATCCCGCAGAACTGGCATTTACGGATACAGCCCGTGGTGGTTCGGGTAGCGAAGGGGTTAACCCTCTGCAAAACTCCAGGACAGTCTTCGCCGATAATGACGTTGGGGACACCGGCTAGGTATTCAGGCATGAGCTTAACGGCGGGACCGCCCACCATTGCAACATCCCAGGAAGGAGCACCGGCCTCAAGGTATCGTCGGACCTGGGGTAAATTCCAGGTAAATGGGATTGATACCATCAGGACCCGTCTTCCCTCGTGCCAAAAAAATGGACGTTTAGGCCACATCGGTTATATCCCCCTCCTGCTTTCCGCGATCTGCCCGGCTCGGATTGCGGCCATGAGGCGTTTCCACGCCTACCACCTCGAAGCCCGCCCTTGAGTAGCCCATAGCAGCCCCGCCGGCGCCACAAAACAAATCGAGCAATCGCGGTTTACCCATCAATCGCCCCCGTAAAAATCGCCCTGCTTCGGGGCCGGGGTCGATGCCGCACTCAAAAGGCCAGAAAGGGCCATGCCCGCAAGGATTCCAAGGATCAAACCAACTAGAAAGCCCATGTGCTTACCTCCTATTTTGCCAAGAACATATTCAGTTGAGCCGTTTCCCTTCGAAGCCGTTCCTCTGCGATCCGGCAGTATTCCGGTGAGATTTCAATGCCTGTCAATTACCCCTGACTGAAGTCAGAGGCTTGCAGTTCCAAGAACGGGAGTAGTTGAGAATCAGCGTGGACTGCGATGGGCAAATTGACAGGGTTGCCCTTAAAACTAAGATTGATTGCGGCGTTTAAGTCCGCATGGGTTGTAAACCCGCATTTCGTACAGGAGAATAGGGCTTGAGACTTTCTATTTTTCTTAGATACAAAACCACACACGGAACAGGTTCGACTCGTATTGCGGGGATTGACCGCAATTACAGGCACACCCTCCCGTTTGGCTTTGTATTCGATATATCCTCTGAGCTGCCCGAAGCTCCACCTCCCGAACCGTTCTCTTTGCGCCTTGGAAACCGTTGTCCTGCCGTTGAAGCCTTTCAGGTCTTCAATTACGATTGCCCGGCAGGTGTCTTTAGCCAAAAAAACGATTTTCTTGCTGATTACGTGGTTCGTGTTCTTCTTGAATCTTGCCTCTTTACCGGAAAACTTTTTAAGGTGGCGTTTCGCAGACTTTCCGCCACGGCTTTGAAGTGCTCTTTTAAGTTCGGTTGCTTTCTCTCGGACTTTGTCCGTCGCTTCACCGGAGAAAGTATCTCCATCCGAAGTGGTGGCAAGACTAACGATTCCGAGGTCGACCCCCAGGAAACCTTTTGGTTCAAACTCAGGCAGTTCCGGAATTTCGCAGACCTGAAGCAGATAGAAAATTCCTTTGGAAAGCACAAGGTCGGCTTCACCTCTCCTGTGTTCGAGAAGTTCAAGTTGTTTTTTCCCTGCGAGAAAAGGAACTCGAAGCCTGCCCACAAGAGTCCAGATATTGACAGACTGATCTTTCATCTTCCAAGAAAGGATTCGGCTGTCGAAAGCGATGGAGCCGGTGTCTTTGAAAACTCGTTTCGTTTTCTTGTCTTTCTTGTACGAATCGGAAACCTTGGAAATGCACCGGATTGTCACTTGAGCGCCAAGGCCAAACTGTTCTTTCAGTTCAAAATATTTTGCCTTGTGAAGATCGTATTGTCGAAAGGTTTGCGATTCCCAAGCCCAAGAAGACAACGCATTGGCACATTCGTTCGAACGCAGAATCGTATCCATCAGGGCTTTGTGTTGCTCTGGCGTAGTCTGAAGTTTCACTTGGGCAATCAGTTTCAAGGCATATCCTTCTTTTGTTTGAAGGATTATAGATTTAAAACAGCGGCGTGTCAAGCCGCAATTCCTCCCCTGATTGAAATCAGGGGTTTCCTTGCGGAGGTTTTATGAATCGTTGGAAGCTTTTTTAAGAACAGCTTGCCGCTCTTTTATCTTCAGCCTTATGAGTTCCTTCATCGGCTCAGGAATCTTCCCGGCCTTATAATTCCAGTAAGACCGGATATCGACGCCAAGCTCATCGGCTGTTTTTTTGGGTGAGCCACAAAGCTCGGTAAGTTTTTCAAGTTCGTTCATTTGCGCCTCCATTCCAGACTATTATGGTGAAAAAATTTCACCAAGTAAAGGGGAATATTGTTGGCTGGAAGCAAAACCGCCAGAAACGTAATCCCGATGTTCCCGACCCCATAGCCAAAAATTTTTATTTAACGTGGTGAAAAAAATTCACCGATTAGGGCTTGTAATGGTGAAAAATATTCACTATAGTATCTCCAACATCGACACCGACTTCGACCCGCTGCGCGACTCCGCCTAATGGATCAAGCGGCAAAAAAGGGAAGCAGAAGGTGACTAACCGAAAACCTTAACCCCAACGGTTTCAAACCCGAAGGGACCGCAAGACAAGGACGACGGAGGGGACCATGTACGAACAGGGTTGTACGGCACAACAGATGAACGCCATACCGGGTGGATTGGCCACTGGACCGAGAAAAGAACTAACCTTTGAGCGTCTTATCTCCCGGCTTGATGAGGTTTTGGAAGTGGCGCGAGGCGTAGCGGGTCAGGTTGAGCACACTACCGACCAACTCGCAGGGGGAAGGCCGGAGGATGCAACAAAGCCAGCGGCACCCGGCACCGCGTCGCTCTACGATCAGGCACACATCAGGGTGGATTCTATCGAGCGATACCTGCGCGCAATCTTGCAGGCCGTTGAACGGCTTTAGGAGGGGGACCATGTATCCAAGAACAAATTACGAAATGAGCGAGCAGGATTTGGCGGAGTTGTTGGAGGCCTGCAAACCGACGCCGGTGATGTTCCTGTCTGGCGGTCAGAGAATGGGTGGCAGCCCCCAAGAGAACGCTAACGATGCGTGGTCGAGCTTGGGGACGAAGATGGGATTCGACCACATGACGGTCCGGCCAATAGACGGCAAGAGCCAGCGGTTTTTTACCGCTGTGCCTGCGGAGACCGGCGAACAGCGAGCAGATAGGGTGAAGATCGAGGCGCGGCGAGACCGAGAGCAAGAAATCATAATGCTTAACGCCGAGATTGCGCATAAGCAAAAAAGGTTGGCCGAACTCGAAGAGATGGACGACACTGGAGGAAAACCATGAAAGCGCACCATACAGCAATGCCATGCGAGTGTCCGGAATCGGCGCTCATCATCCGGTCCTACGCTGGCCGGGTGTTAGACCAAATGCGAGAAGGCTATCTGGAGACATCCTGCACGTTTTGCGGGAGATATCACCGCTACGACCTGGGGGACTGTTTTGTCCTTGGAAGCAGGCGCGAAATACAGCCGAGTTAGGAGTCACCGATGCCTGACACCGATTTCACCGAACTTGAACGCGAGGACGCCCGCAAGGCCGCCGCCGCAGACCGGATAGTGGCTGACATGCCTTGTAGTTACGCAGGCGAGGTGACGCGCTTGCTGTACCGACATTTCTGGGACAACCTGGACCGGCCTACGGGTTACGTGGAGGATACCGATGAATCTTGAGTGTCCGTATTGTGAAGCCGATTGCGGCCAACCCGACGAGGTTTATCCCGGCATGGCCGACGAAGAGGAAGAATGCCCGAAGTGCGGCAAGAGCTTCCTGTACGACTGCGAATATGAGCCACTTTATTATGCGCGGAAGACACCATGCCTGAACGGGGAACCTCATGATTATCGGCCGATTCCATACTCTGATCCGCCATGGCGGAGATGCGAGGCGTGCCGAATATTGGAGCCGAAAGTGGAGGTGGAGGAATGAAGTGCCCGTTCTGTTTTCAAGACGATAACGCAGTCCATTCCCTAGACGTTGTGGGCGCTCTCACCCGCCCCCACTATCATGTATTCTGTTATGTGTGCGCCTGCTATGGACCCACGGCACCCACCAAGGAACGAGCCGTGAAGCTGTGGGAAGACCGTCCCAAATGCGAGGCCATACTGGCGGACCCCAATGCCTGACGAGGGAAGAACATGTGTTACGGAATGGGATGTAAATGGGAGAATCAATCCATCGGCGAGGGGGGTGGCGAATGTCGCAAGCCCTCATTTGTGAAATGCCCGATGGCAGAGGAAGAGGCAGCAAACACCATCGATGACGAGGATTACTATTGTTCCGTCCGTGGCATAGACGGTGATGCTTGCCCCCGTCCCGCCTCTGAACGGAGTCCGTTGCGGTGTAGTAGGTGTGAAAACGAGCGGGCTACCAATGTCTGACGAGATTGACCTGCGGGAGCGCCTGGCGAAGGAGAAACAATGCTGACCGACGAACAGAAAGAGAGACGCAAACATTCTATTGGCGGCAGTGATAGCCCAGTGATTTGCGGCATTTCTCCATTTATGACTCCGCGCGACCTGTGGCTTGAGAAAAAGGGGCTTTTACCTGAACGTCCAGAGACTCCGGCCATGAAGCGCGGGACCCGAATGGAAAGCGTTGCCGCTGAGATGTTCATGGAAAAGACTGGTATCGAGCTTGTAACTGTTGATCAGCAACTCATTCACCCCGACCTCCCCTGGTGGTCCGGACATGTTGACAGGACGACTACGGACGGTGAAACCGTCGCGGAGATTAAAGTCCCGGGCTGGCGACAATTCAGCAAGATCCGGCGCGAGGGGATGAGCGATTACATCCAGGTCCAAAATCAGCACTACATGCTCTACCCGAAGTTCAAGCGCGGCATCTACATCATCATGAGTCTTGAGGAATGGGACGTTTTGTGGTTCGAGCAAGAACCCGATGCCGAGTTGCAGGGCGCAATAGTTGAGGCCGATTCTCTTTTCTGGGAAATGTTGCAGCGGGACGTTGAGCCGCCAGAAGTATCCAGCCCCGTTATCGACCTTCCGCCCATCGGCAACTCCGAGATACTAAGAATATCTTCGCCCGAGTGGTACAAGGCCATTTCTGAGCTTCAGGAAGCCCAAGAGATACTGGAAGAGGCCGAAGCACTGAAAGAGGCCGCAAAGGCCGAAATTTTGCGCCAGATGGCGAATCATGAGGTGGCCGAGTCGGAAGGATTCCGGGCATACAATAAACTCCAAAACGGACGAACATCGATAGATACGAAACGCCTCAAAAAAGAAATGCCCGACATTTACAGCAAGTACGCCAAAACCGGAGTCCCATTCAAGAGCTTCAGAACATTTTTCCTGAAAGGATCGCATAATGACGGATGAAATGAGTAAAGCACTTCAAAAAGTTGAGACCGCCGAACCATCACTGCCCGTTGTGGCTGGTTTCGGAAGTAAAGATGGATTTGACCTTTTGCTTCGTCAGGCAAAGTGGCTCGCGGAAAGCGATCTACTTCCGAAGCAGTTCCGGAAGAACGTTCCGAATACCGTTGTAGGGCTCGAAATGGCGAACCGTATGGGCGCTAGCCCCCTTGCAGTATTTCAGAACATTTATGTAGTCCACGGCAAACCGGGGTGGTCGGCGCAATTCACCATCGCGGCGGTCAATAGTACAGGTAAATTCTCCCCTCTAAGATTCCAACTTACCGATCTGGGACCGGAACAAACCGTCACGGTCACATTGACCGAATATGAAGAGGGGAAAAAGCAAACCCGCAACATTACCGAAAAGATACGGGACCGAATTTGTATCGCATGGGCTATTGAAAAGGAAACCGGAGAACGGCTCGAATCTCCACCTGTCTCGATGGTCATGTCTGTAATGGAGGGATGGTATAGCAAGGCCGGGTCGAAATGGAAGACGATGCCGGAATTGATGCTCCGATACCGAGCGGCAGCATTTTTTGGTCGGCTCTATGCACCTGAAGTCCTGATGGGGATGAAGACTATTGAGGAAATCGAGGACATTGTCGACCTGGAACCGAGCGAATATCAAACCATTCCCGAGAAAACGGCAAGCAAGAAGGAAGCCCTCAAGGAAAAACTGAAGGCTAAGAAGGATGCCCCCCCCGAGGCGTCACCCGTCGAACAGGCAACCCCCCCGGTTGAAGACCCCATCCCCGATGCTGCAAAATATATCTGGTGCGAGGACGAATCAAAACGGGTCACACCAATGCGAGAAACATGCAAGAACTGCCAGACTCAATGCGGAGAGTACATGGAATGGTTGCAGACGCAGGCAGCCGCATAGCGGAGCCGGTGAGGAGGAGGAGGAGGGGGAAGTGAGAGAGTGCCTGGTTGATAGAGACATCGATGAGCCGATAGAAACGATTCGAGATAAAACGGTCCGCTCAAAAAAGGCAATGAAGTGCGGGGAATGTGGAAGAGACATCCCGTCCGGAACTCCATTCCGTATCGAAGTGGGCCGCCTGGACGGTGATTATACCCACAACATAACCTGCCTCACCTGCTTGGAACTCAGGAATCGGTTTTGCTGTTCATGGTGGTATGGAGGCATCCTCGAAGACATTGTTTATGAACTGGAGGAAAACGGCGGAGCATTGGAACTCGGATGTCTTGACGGATTGAGCCCTGACGCATTCGGTTTTATTGCTGACACGCTGGATCAGATTTGGAGCGAGGACGATAACGCCGCCGAGATAGACCGGCTGCAAAGGGCCGAGAAAGGGGAATGATGAACGACAGTAAGTTGATAAAAAAAATAGCCGACATGTATCGTAACGAATGGACTACCGCCGAAGTCTACGCAGAACAGGCGATAACCATGGTTCGCGAGCACGACAAGCCGGAAGTTGAGCAACTCCGCGCCGGACTCGCTACATTGCGCGAAATGAATGCCGCGCTTCGCATGGCAATAAAGCGTGAGGCCCTGGCAGGTTATCGCAACCATAAAGCCTATGAGCGAGTCAAGGCCGAACTCGCCAGCGGGGCGGAGGTGTGGCTGGCAGAAGATACGGATGGTAATCGGTATATGAGTCTCGATGAACCTATTTTTCTGCCCGATGATGGAGAGATGTCATTCACGGACGGCTTTGAGTTACCAAACACCTGGATGGACGAATTGTTGTCACCCGGCGAGTGCCGTCGCGCCCTAATCGTGCTGGACGCCCAATAATGACCCGCTGGCTTTCCATGCCCGTAGCCGACTCGCAAAGGAGGAAAGATGAATTGGATTAGTACTGCAGACCAGTTACCACAGGGCGGAGTCCGGGTGCTCTTCTGCTTCCGGAACGATTTGGATAAACACAGGACTGCCCTAGGTTGCTATAGCCTGGCACGCACCGAGGAATCACATATTGATAACTGTGATGGTGATTGCGTGGACTGCTCTATCGGCGACATGGATAATAACGGACAATGCTGGAGGCCCGAGGGATGGTATGAGGAGCCGAATGAAGCTGAGTTTTATAAACACCTTTCGAGAAAACCTCCGGTTTCAACCGGGGGATGAATCAAAAAAGTGTTGACTTTCCAACATAGTTAAGCGTAAAATAACAACATGCTTAAAAATTACCGATACCGTATCCAACCGACCAAGAAGCAAACAAAAGCCCTTGAGAATGTTCTTGAGGAATGCCGATGGCTATACAATCATTTCCTGTCTGGACGAAAGGATTCTTGGGAAACCAAGCAGGAGGGTGTCACCTACTACGACCAGACAAGGAGCCTTCCAAACCTCAAGAAAGAACGAGCATCTCTCAACGAAGTTCATAGCCAGACGCTTCAAAACGTGGCGGTCCGAGTTGATCTTGCTTTCCAGGCGTTTTTTCGAAGAACCAAAAAAGGAGAAAAACCCGGCTATCCTCGTTTTAAAGGAAAGGGACGATACGACAGCATAACTTTCCCCCAGGTCCCTTCGGGCTGTTCCATTAAAAACGGCAGACTCTTCGTTTCCAAGATCGGCCACATTAAGATTGTTCAGCATCGTCCGCTCGGTGGAATACCAAAGACCGCCACTATCTTTCGTTCTTCTACGGGCAAATGGTATGTCACTTTTGCCACTGCCGTTGAGCCTAAAGTTTTGCCTGTAAGGGACAACCCGGTCGGTATTGATGTTGGCCTTCACACCTTCGCTGCCCTCTCCGATGGAAACATAGTGGACAATCCCTGCTTTTTTAAGAAGGAAGAGAAGCGGCTTGCAAAAGTCCAACGCAAACTTTCCAAAGAAGCGAAGGGTACTCCTGAACGGTTCAAACGTCGTAAGATCGTCGGCAGAGTTCACGAACGCATTCGGTTCAAGCGTGAGAACTTCACCCATCAGGAATCCCGAAAGATTGTTGACGGATATGGACGAATCTTCGTTGAAGACCTGAACGTCAACCGAATGGTTCACGACAGTTGCCTTGCAAAGAGCATTTCGGATGCAGCTTGGTCGCAATTCTTCGCCATGACCCACTACAAAGCGGTAGAAGCTGGTAGAGTGTTCACGGCGGTTAACCCGGCCTACACATCGCAAACATGCAGCGGATGCGGACACCGGCAACCAATGCCCTTGTCTAAGCGTATCTTTGAATGTCCCTGCTGTGGTTTGCATATCGACCGAGACCTCAATGCTTCCCTAAATATTCTCCGCTTGGGGATACAAGCGGTGGGTGAAAATCCCTAGAAGCCTCTGACTTTAGTCAGGGGAGTATTCACTACTCCGTAAGTTATTCAGTGACCCACTGGCAACCACTGCCCGAGGCCCCGAAATGAAATGGCTTTCCATGCCCCTGGCGTGTGAGTGAGATGCCCCCCTACCACGTCCTCGCCGCCCCTTGTGACACCGGACCCGCACCTGTTGTGTACGGTCCCACACTTCCACCTTGCCAAGAATAGGCCCCGATGTCCCAGGCGCCGGTTGCGGGCCGCGCGGTGCCTGCGAGGTCCGAACATAGGGCATTTGGCAGTGATCCGCCGTTCTGAATGCAAAGACTTGATAGATTGACCCCCTTGCCCACAGTAGCCGATGACGATACAGCTATATAATTGCTGTCAAGTCCCAACGTGCCGGTGCAGCAATCTCCATTGCTATATAGTCCCGTATTGATTGAATGCTGCTCCTGACCGTAAGAGCCTGCATCCGTTAAATACTCGCTCCAATTACTGTTTGCTCCCGGAATGAAAGTACCAAAAACGTGACCATTAGGGCCGCCAGTTATAGGAGAACCGGAATAAGCATTATAGTCGGCAGTGATGCCGGTATTGTAGGTGCCATTCAGTTCATCGTCCCCGTTTAGATAATCAAACCCCTGGACGGCGTTGTTCTCGAAAGCGAAAGTATAGCTGTTCTGCGATATGCCGCTCCAATGGATACCGGACCCTGCGCTATTAGGCCCTATCGTATTTATGACTGTATTATTATAAGCCGTATTCCCGTTCCCGCCACCATCAATTATGCCGGATTGATTCATGGTTCCGTTCTGAGTCACTATAAGGTTGTTAAACATTGATGAGTTATTAATGAATGCTCCAGTCGAGTTGGTCGCAGATAGGTATAATGCACCATAAAGACACGCACTAGAGTCGTTGATGATATTGTTGTAAATATAAAGATCGTTGAATGCAGTTGTGCCTGAGTTGACGCTGGAATGGAAACCTTCTATGTGATAGACACAACCACTTGTATCAAAATTCTCGAAGTCGTGTAGGTAATTACCGTAAATATACCCACCAGACATTGTTCCGCTGGTTAAATTACTCGTCCAGTAAAACGGATGTGGAGTGTTATAAACATTGTTATTATATATCTGGATGTTGCTGTCACCATTCGACCCAAGATACCACATGCACCACCCAACATCATGCATGTCACTATCATGTATAAGAATATTGGTGCCTGAAAACACCATGCAGCTATCATAGCCAATGTTTGCAGTGGTAGCTCCGGAAGTTTGCTGATACATATTGTAGATGCCAATGTTTCTCACTTCACAGTTGGTACAGTTTAACAGCGCAATCGCATTAGTCTTGCCACCATCGTAGGCAAGACCTGCGCCCATTTGCGTGTTCACGATAGAGCCGTTGCATGTGCCTTCGCTGGTATTGGTTGCCACATTCCAGCCGCAAGGAGTATTTAGGCCACCATCGACCGTGATAAAACTCCGGGGGGTCGACGGCGTACTCATTACTAGACATCCCGAATTATTCCCTTGACCATCCATGCAAGAAGGGGCGCTTAATTGAGCACCGCTTTCAAACAGCAAAGTAATAGGATTCCCAGACGTACCGCTACCCTGGAAGGTTAGGATATTCTCGTTCCCCGTGTTAGGACCATAGATCGTTCCGCAGATATGGACCGTATCTCCTGGACTTATCTTGCCGGAGGTCCCGGTTGTGCTGCTCCAGTTGCTAGGAGTGTTGAACCACGTGTAGGCGTAGGCGTTGACACACGAGGTTCCGTTTGCCGATTGAGCCGCTGATTGCGCGATGTAGTAATCTGCGGCGCAAACATCCGAAATGGCCAAGAATAATAGAAATATTAGAAGTATTGTTTTTTTCATTGGATCGCGTCAACTATTAGAACCCAATAGCTCGTGGTGTCTGTCCATCCGACCGTGACATTACTCAAGGCAGAAGTTTCTATCTGATATGCGGCATTCATTATTTGTGAGTAGGTAGCCCCGCCATTTTCTAGAGGCATTCCGGTAAAAGCCGATAGACCAGCAGGTGTCAATGTGCTTACACTTCCTTGGTTGCCGGTTCCATAAACAGCGAACACCAGTGGACTTGTGCTTGTCGTTGATACTCCGGTCGCATCACATGCCGAGGGTGTCCCTGAGTTATTTGTTGCGTATTTCGGCAGTGAGGCGTTCACGTCCCAGGGGGTGCTGGTGTTTGCTCCGGCCACTGCAAAGGCCAAAAGACAACCATCATCTATCGTGCCGCTATAGGTGACTGTGAGAGTATAAGTCCCAGCGGTGGGAGCAATGGCCCACCACACTTCATTGTCCTGATAATGGGCCGAGCTGGAATTAATGATTTGTGATGATCGGTTTGTGAACGCACCAACTCCGCCAGAACCGGACACACCACTGACCGACATTGCGAAACTCTTGTCGTTCTCTAGCGTGGAAACGAGAATCAAAACACGGTTTAGGCCTGACGTGGTTACGTTTATAGTCTCGGATGAAACGTCGGTTATAGCGCTCGAAGATGCCACCCCTTCGATAGTCTTTATGCTTCCGCCCCCGCCCGCCATGATGCCCGATAGGATTTGCTGAGCGTGTGCCTGTGGCGCGAATAGGAGGAGGCCGAGAAGGACGATTGGTATTAGGTATTTCTTCATGTTGCCTCCTAATATGCAGTCCATGTGCCTTGAGCATTGTTGATGTTGTAATGCGTTCCGTCAACTGAATGAATGCAAATCGCGTCCTTAACCGCACCACCTGAAGTCAGACCGTGCCCTGTGCCTGCCGTGCCGTAAGCCGTTCGTGCCTGATTCTCAATCATCACACTGGCTGGCATTGCAAGAGTTATAACCGTGCCTACGTTAGTCCCGTTCTCAATGCAAAACTGATATTCAGATCCTGCTGCGGGACCGGCTATAGCAGTTACGGTACACGTCGTCGAACACGTCCACATATCCGCCGGGGCCGCTAACGTATGGGTTGTCCCCGTATTGCCAACAACAGGCGGAACGTGAGCCGCTGTCAGGCCGGTTGTGTCGGCGTTAACTGCTGCCTTTCCCGCTATGTTTCCGTCCAACTTATCAATAGCCGACAAAAGAGTATCACCTGTACTAATCGAACCGGCACCAGAAACAAATCCCGTGATTGCCGAAGATAGGTTGATCCCCCCCAAACCCGCCAGAGTGTATGGAGCCGTATTACACGCAAACAACGTCCCTGACGCCGTGTAGGTGCATAGGTCGCCGTCTGTCAGCGTGCCGGGGAGAAGCCCAAGATTCACCTGAGTTGCCGTCCCCGTGGACCACTGGCCCACGAGCACAGAGCCGTTATAGAAAAACCTGAACCATATCGACTGATTGACAGGCGGCAGGACCGGGGATAAGCCACCTTCCCAGGTGATCGAAGGGCTGCTGGAAAAAGTCAGCGTTGACACGACACTCGCGGGCATGGTCAGTCGGACGAAGAAAGGCATGTTCGTCGGGTAAGGGGAAAGCGTTACCGTTGCGGCAGTTGACGCCGTGAGCGTTCCCCAATTCTCGTTATACGTCGAGCAGTCCAGCGTGGCCGTGCTGCCTATTGTGCCGCTGTTGTGGTAGGAAGCCACATTCGGGACGGCCACATCCGTCAAATTCGTACAGGCTGTCGGCTCACCGTTGGCATCAGAGCAAGCCACATGCGAGGCCGTGACTGAGACGCCCTTGGCATTTGTTCCCGTAGTCCAAACCGGCCACTGGTGAATAGTTGGAGGCCCCGAGCTTGTTACGGTGCCTGTGGGAAGCGCTCCCTCATCTTCAAGTACCTTGCCCGAAGTATCTGCAAACCCGGCCAAGTGGTGAATCGTTGAGCTTGCGGCCCCGGTGACGTTGCCAGTGCCTGTGCCGTCCTGCCCTGCGGGCCCCTGTGCCCCCTGTGGACCCGTCGGACCCGCTGCCCCCGCTGCGCCGTTCGTCCCATTTGTCCCGTTGGTGCCGTTGGTTCCTGCCGCGCCCGTGGCTCCTGTAGCTCCTGCTGGCCCGGTGGGTCCAGTGATTACCGCCGCCTCGCTTATCCACGCCGAGCCGTTCCATTGCTCAAGGACAGAGTTACTGGACACGTAGATGCCGGATACCTTCAGCGTCGGATTGGACGTGAAATAGGCGTCGCGGGCTCCATCGTTGGCGAAGATGAAGGCAGAAGGGACCGTGAGAGAACTACCCGTGCCACCCCCGCCGAAAAAACCCGCGTATCCATATCCGGCCAGAGAGACGAGCACCAAAGAGAGGATGAGTATTGAGATAATTTTCTTCAAATTTGCCTCCTTACCTTGGCTGTGACCCGATGATTGCTTTACCGTTCGTTCCACTGATCGCCAGATAGATTCCGCTCGGACAAGCCACGGGGATCTCGAAAGTTACGCCGCAAAAATAGCTTGCACCAGGACAGACGAATTGAGCGACCGCCACACCTCCCGCCGATGCTCCGTTGTAGACGGTGGCGGTTACGCTGTTGGTCCCATCCGTGATGATCTCCGCAGAGGTGAGGGCATATGATGCGCCGCTCGTACCCACCACCCCGCTTGACGCCAGAAGTCCGCTGCTGGTCGAGTAGGATTCAAGAGCCCAACACGGCGCTGCGATCAGAAGTGCCAGGATTGCGAATAAAAGAATCTTTGTCTTCATGCTCGTCCTTTCAAATCAGTACGCAAATTCGTCATCGAAATTGCCGTTAGCATTATCTTCAATACAGGTGACTCGAACTTCAGCGCCGAGAGCTTTCGCCTGCTTTATCGTTTCGGTTCCAGCACTAACGCAAGCCATCTCATGCTTAAATGGCTGAGTATTGACGGTCACATTAGCGTTCGGACCAAGCAGAAAAATTAAAAGTATCCATGTTCCCATTGTATTTTCCTTTCAGAGTTAGAGATTTAGACGAAAACCAACTATACGCAACTGGCCGGACCCAGTTCCACCGCCCAGCTGCCAGCAATAAACAGTTTGTGAAGTTATGATCGGCATAGTTGCATAACTTTTCGTATTGGAAAGAAATGCTATATTGGTAGCCTCTATTATAAAAGCAGCGCCCGAAAAACCAAGAGCAACACCAACATTCCCCGATGTCCAATTCATCACAAGAGAAAAAAATCCGATTGGTGCGATTGTATTTGGTGGAACACAATAAGATAAATCAATAGCAGTTGGAGAGCCACTTGTAATAACAGTCTGGTCAATTATTTCAGGTATAAAGTAATAGTCGTAATTCCATTGGTTAAATGGATTGAAGTTGTAATTGCCACTTTCCGTAGAAGCATAACTTACTCTTCTGAAATAAGTGTAGCCTGTGGGTAATGTGGGAGCCGTCGGAGAAAGGGAAAGAAGTCCGGCCACAGTTTGAGTTGTTGGATTGTAGATAACGAAAACATGGTATCCCTTTGACGAAGCCACACTACCTGTATCGAGTCCATTGACACCCTGTACATTATTATAAATCGATAAACTAATATTCGCTGATATTGACAGGCTCGTTCCATTGACCGGATTAAAAACCACAAAGGTATTGTCAAGCTTTACGGTAAGGGCCTGGTTGCTAACACCCGCTATGGGAGCGACGGCAACTAAGTTTGAAAAGCTAAGCCCCATTGTGTTCTGTGTCGCCAGCGCCCCCTGGCCCGTTATGGCCGCCGCCGTCCCCTGGCTGGTAATTACCTGGGCATCAGAAAGCACATTCCCCGTGGAGTCTATGAAGTTCTCCCCGAGTTGCGCCCCGATCTGAGCCAGGGCGCTCCGTGCTGCCGCGTACGCCTCAACGTACCCGTCCCACACCGTGCGGTCCAGGACCGTATTCGAACTCATATCGGTGAAGATACCGCTCGAGGTGACATAAGCCGCAAGGTTCGCGTAGGCCGCGTTGAAGGCCGTTGCGCTCAAGCCATACTTCGCCGCCTGAAGAACTAGCACGCCGGTTGACGGGTTTCCTTCGGCAACGATGATAACCCAGTCTTGGTTTAGTTGGAGCTTTTCAGCCGGCGTGATAATCCCATCGCTTGCCAGGTCCTCTAACTGCTGCAAGGCCATCAGGCCGCTTGTAACCGCTGTGCCCGTAGCTGAACCGGCAGGAACGGTAGGCGTGCCCCTGGACGACAGTGCGGCCTGCGCTGAACTCGCCGCGGCGCCAGATAGCACCGACTGGCCGCCCGTGAGCTTGAAAAATTGCTGCTCAAGGCTCGCTATCCTGCGCTGTATCTCAGCCATTGCGGGGAGAGGCATGGGTTAGGCTGCCTTCTTTGATTCTTTGGCTTCGAGATCGGCGCCCGCATATTCCTTGGCTTTCTCTATCTCCGGCCTCATTTCTTCCAAAAAGTTTTTAGTGTAATCCATTCGGTAGACCTTGAGCTGCTTGGCCCGATCTTCTACGAGTTCCCCGACTTCATCCACGGAATTGCCTACGGCTACAATGCTGCCAAAATGGCCCCCGCATTTATTTTCGATGCAGTAAAGTTCCCCGTTGTCACGCTTTGTGACGTTGCGAAGCAAGAACCATTCTTGGAGTTCCTCGGAGACTTTGGGGATATGAATTTCGTGACGCTCGTGCCATGATGATGAAAGAATTATTTCGGCGCCATAAAGATATTCGGGTTTGAGGATAGGGAGTCTGTCATGGGCAAGATCATAGATCGCCTGTGCGTAGGATCGACCGTAAACCTTCAGAAGCGTGGATGTCGGCGGGTTCGGTGCCCGGCAGCAATCATCCATCGGGTAGGCTACACCTTTTTTTGTAACACGGACCTCGTTTGAAAATATCCCAGCGAAACCGAGCTTTTTGTAAATGGGTTCCTGCTTTCTCTCGATTTCGGCGAGGATTTCGGGTGGTTCTTCCGTCCATCTGCCGATATAGAATTGAGCCTTCTTTTCAAGGCCCCAGAAGCCTTTCTTGGGAGTTTTCCCGTTCAGCATAAAGGGGCCATCGCGGCCTATCTCTACCGCATCCGGGATGTCTTTTTGCACGAGCAATTTGATATTGTTTGAGCGGTGAACGCCAAGCTCGGCTCTTTTTTCATTGAAGACAACTTCGGTCTGAAAAGGGTCTTCGTGGTAATCGGTCTCCCAATCTGAACGGTATCGCTCAGCCGCCTTTATCCAGAGTTTTTCGTGCTTGTTTTTCAGAAATTCCCAAGTGGCATCCAGTCCTTCGAAGTACCACGTTTTCGGGACCGGCAAACCTGCTTTGTGAAGTTCATCGATGAAGTAATGTTTATCCAGCTCCATTATTTCACCGCCGAGAGCACCGCATACGTTATAGCCGTGACGTTTGTAATAGATTTGGTCTTCCTGATAGTTTACGTCCGGGTACAGAATCACCGTCGCCTTGTCGATGTATTTCTTATAGTCGGGCACCCACTCAATATCGTCGAAGCCCCTACCAATAACGTGCTGTGAAGATTCAAGAAAGGCGGCTGCAATGGGCTTCGTATACCAGACGTGGCCGAACCACTTGGCGCAATGCTGAGCGATCATTGGATACATGCCGTTGTCGATGACGAGCAGCTTTTCCTTTGACAGATCCGCTTCCGGCTTCGGTTTTTCCTTCGGCTTCTGGATGAGCTTAATATTCATGATTGCGATGATCCCTTGTCTGTCTTATAATAGCGTTTCTGATCCTGCTGCTTTGCCTCAATCCCGAAAGGGCCGCTCATGCTAAAATTCATGTCTTTTGCGCTCGTGAGTGCGATCGTCGGGACTTCTTTCCGGAATCTAACATCACACATGAGCGACGGAGAACGGCTTAAATACGCCTTCATATTGATTGCAGGCGGAGCTATTTTGGCTGTTGTTTTCATAGGCATCATGGCCGGTCCCGAAATTCAAAAGATTATTGCGGAGTCGGAATAGGAGCTTCCTGGCCGCTCCCCGCGACTTTTTCACTCGCCTTTGTAAGCCCGTAGCTGATCGGCCGAGTTAGGCTTTTCCCCGTAAGCCGTGCCGATCTTGCCAGCGCGTAAGCAACTCTTGATTTGACCATCGGGGATTCCAAAACCTTTTTCGTGATTAAGGCCCCCACTGCCAAGCCCCCGCCTAATTCCGCCCCGCCTGCGGCCGCCCCGCCGGTGAATGCTGACCCCAAGGTTATCATATCGCCAAGACCGATGACGTTATGATTCCTGACCCTTGATACTGCTCGTTCAAGATATTTCGTCAGGTTTATCTTTTTGGAAAGTTCCTCGTTTATCTTTCCGTATTCTGGAAGAGCAACCTTGAGCTGCTCGTTGATTTCGTGCGCAATAGCTTTGTCCGCTTTCTTTACTGCGGCCCTTGCGTCTTTCAGCCACGCCATATCCGTCAGATCTCTTTGGATGTTTTGCTTTAACTGGTGAGCATCCTTTGCCGATATGTACCCGTTGGCGTCGGCTCTTTGGCGGAATAGATCGATGCGCGAATCAATATCCGCGTGCTGGTCGGCCATATCCAGACCCTTGTATTTGTCTTTGAGCTTTGAGACCTGGGCGGCGATATCATCAACTTTTACTTTCGCCCCCAATCGCTCCCCGCGCGTAACCACTTGGTCAAGGTCTTTAGCAAGTGATGCCCGATCCGACATGATCCGGTCAAGGCTTTTTTCATTGACCCAATATTTACCCTCAATCCCTGTCTGAATTGCTCCTTGAGCTTGTTTCCTGTAGACGGTGGAAGGTTTAAGCGCCGATTGGTAAAGACCCTTTGCCGTGTTGCCCAACTTCGATCCTACCCATTGTGCTACGGGTTCAGCTACGAACTTCGAAAGAGCCTGGCCGCCCATTTCTGAAGTAGCGCCAAAAAGGACATCCATACCCGCCTGAGCTACAGCCTTCCCCGCATCTTCTGGCTTTTTGATTCCGGCATATTCGTCAAGGGCATTTGCTGCCTGCTTGCCCGCCGCATAACCGAGCCCCGCTCCCGCCGACCCTCCCATACTGGCACCTGCTGCCGTACCCGCGAAAGGCACTATGCTACCAGCCGCTCCACCTGCTGCGCCCCCAGCCACACCGCCCGCCGTCATGCCCCCATATTCGAGCAGTGGGCGTGCATACGGAGCCACGGCCTTGGCCGCCCTCTTGAAGAATCCGGGCTTCTCTTCGGCTTGCTCGGGTTGACCTGGTTGCCCCCCCTGCTCCGGCTGGCCTTGGGGCTTGGGTGTCTCTTGCCCCGGGGTGGAGAGGACGAAACCCTCGGGTATCGGCGGTAAAGACTTCTGTGATTGTTGGGCGGGCGCAAACCCTTCCGGCATGGGCGGGGCTGTTTTGCCCGTAGCTTCGGGCTTCGGCTTCTGTCGGTCTTGCTGAAGCAAATCCCAGGCCGGGTCGCGTTTTTGGGCGCGATCATCAAATAGAACCTTACCGTTCTTGTCTACAAGCTGATCTTTGTCATTCCACCCCGGTGCATCGGATGTCGCATACTGAGATTCTTTGGAGAAAGTGGGATGGTGCGGAGTCTTCCAATAATCGGATGTATGGACCTTGCCGTCGTTTGGATCTACCCCCATTTTCGCGTGGGGGTCTTTGTCCTGCAATCCCTTCCAGAAACCCCGCATATCATAACCCCTGTTCCTCTCGGAGTCGGCGGGTTCCTCTGGGAAATATGGGGGAACCTTGTTTTCTTTCATCCATGTTCGGAATTGCTTTTCCTGTTCGGGCTTCAGTTCAGTGTAGAATGATTTCGATCCAGGCTTCACATATTGACGATTCTGCTCAGGGATGTCCGGATCGGGCGGAACAACCTTCCCGCTTGCATCGGCAGTCATGTTTCGGGCGGCGGAAATCGGTGTTGCCTTCGGCTTATCGGCAAGCTGAAAATGATTAGCATCGCCCTTTATGGGGTTGTCAAAACCATACTTCTTTAGATACGGTGCGGCAACCTGCCAGTTCCCAATGTCCAAGGCAAGGCCTTTTTCATGTCGGGATGTCCCCGGCTTTGCAACTGCTGCCCCCTTCGGATGGAGTTCGTCGTAGAGCTGCTGTTGTTTCTCGCGGGTCCGGAAGCTCGAAGCGATTTTCAAACCATTGCCGGTCGTTTTACGCATATCGGCATCGGCTTTGGTTAGGGATTCGGCTAAACTTTGATGAACGGAAACATCTTTCCCGCCGATCTTTACTTTGACCAGGCCTTCCTTGCGAGAATCTACAGGGTAAAAGCCTTCGGGAATGTCGGGCATGGTAGCCATTATTTAACCACCTCCCACGCAGTACCTTCAGCATTGAGTCTCATTTTTTGCCCCGTGGTCGGGTTCACGATCTCAGTGGGGGTATCGGTCCCGCCCGCTTTCGTTGCCGATCCTGCGCCCCCAGCCCCCGTCTTCTTTTTGTAATTTCCGGGGTCTTGAATCTTTCCCTCCAAGGTTGCGGACTCGTCCTCTATCGCCTTCTTCCGCATATCCGCAAACTTATTAACGGTGCTGAAGAGTTTTTCCAGATCGGTCGTTTTGTAGTTGTAATTCATTATGTCGTATAGTTGCTTGCTGGTTTCGCCCAAAGGTGCGGCTACACCGAGAGACCCCGATTCGACCTTGGCGGCTTCTTGGGAAAGAGAAAGCATGGCAAATTGCAAGGCCGCTATGTCTCCATCGCCAACCGTACCCTGTTTGATATGATTCGCTGCTTGGCTTACCAGTTTGGGCCATTCTTTGCCGTACTGAGCGCGAAGCCTGAGCATCTCGGCGCTGTTTGATTTGACGGTGTTCGAGAATTGTTCTGTCGCCGCAAGCCGGTCTTCGTTTTTCTTGAGCGATCCCTGATCAGCCTTTACTTTGCCCTGAATAGCTTGGACTTCGGAAGGATCAATCCCCTTCGCCGTAAGGTACCTTCTGTAATCTTCTTCCGCCGCATTCCGGCTGCTTCTATCCCCAAAGGCTACGGTAATCGGCTTCCCGGTCAGGATTCGGTCCTTAATGGCACTTTCTTTTTCTTCCGGGGTCCAATTCGCATAAGAGGAAGGTCCGGATGCCGCGCTGCTGTATATGTCGTTGAGTTCTTTCTTCGTGGGTTTCCGCCCCTTGTCCTCGACAAAAGCATCGACTGCGGCTTGCTGTTGTGCGTTGGGCTTGCCAGCGGCGCCCCGTACAGCATCGGCCATACTCTCTCGGGAATCTCTGCCTGCCTGCGCGTTTGCCTGGATGTCTCTTTCCCTTTGCTGAAAATCTTGTTCGTGTTGTATCCGGCCCTGATCCGTACCGTACTTTGTCTGAGTCTGCCACCCCTGCTGAAGCAATTCTGCCGTTTTGGGGTCTCCCTCGTGGCCCTGATATTCTTGCTTACCATCGGGCGAAACCAGCCACGTTATGCCCTTGGGTGTTGCGTTGGTCTTAATCAGATCGGTATTGGCCCCGATATATCTTGTTGGCGAGACCTCCCCTGTTTGTTCGTTCAGTGTGGCGAAACCCTTGCTCGGATAATTCACTTGCTGCGGCGCCTGCTGTTGTTGTTGCCCCCCTCCGGTAAGACCATGGAGTATCTTCATAACCGGATTTTGCTGTTGCGGTTGCCCTGCCTGCCTGAGTTGCTGCATAGGGGCTTGCAGGGGGGCTGGTTGCACCAAACCGTCAGGTGAGGATTGCTGTTGCCCTTGTGCTGGCTGATCAGCCGGGGCGGGTTGCGCCGGTTGCCCCTGTTCCGGCGCCCCCGCCTGCCGAAGATCGTTTAAGTGGATGCCGTATTTTTTCGCCTTTCCGGCTTCTTCGTCCGTAAGATTCATGCCTGTATCTTTCGGATGCACGGACTGATTGGCGGCGAGTTGTTCCATGAAGTTCGTCCGACCTTCTTTTTCCTGTTTCTGTTGGAACTCTTTGTATCCCGTATATAGCTTGTAAAGACCGGGGATAAGCCCTTCGCCGCCCATAAGTATTCCCATTAGATTGCCTCTCTATTTGGGTGAACATATTTCCCGATTCTGCCCAGATTGCTCAACATCTTTTTCCCCACGATGAAATAATGTGTCAGATTTTGCCGCTTCGATATGGCGCGAAAAGGCTTGTCATAACCCGTAAGTTCCGCATAACCTTGGCCTGAGTGTGTCCCCGATACTGAAACGGATGCTTCCTGATAGTTGCTATCCAGGAAACTCGACCGACATTCCTGACCGGGTAGATTTGGGGATACCAGAAGATCGATTTGATGCGCCGGTACAGAGATATTCCAGGCCGCCGGGTATATACCTTTGTTGAATATGCTTTTCACTATAACCGATCCGTTCGGCAGGTGTGTCCCGCAACCGTTCTGCACCAGAGTGCCGCTCGATGTAGGATGGTGGGCGCCGTTTTTGAACCTCAACTTGTAAATCATAAGCTGTGCGTCATCTGAAAGTCTCAGCCCGAACCAATCCCACCCGACTATCTTGGGGTCCATCCATGCCGTAAAAAACTCGTGGTCCATCCATGCAGAACCGTCGACTTCGAAAATCCTGTCGTTTATTCTGATTTCGCCCGTAGCACGAATATCGGTGAGCGAATAATACCCCTTCTTACTGTGGTGGACTGGATCTCCGAGACTTAACAAGCCTAGATCAAAAGAGAAATTATCGCACTCGGCCAACAGCCGCGTATATCCCCTTTCGCCCACAGACATAAAGCACCCCTTGGCGCATACGGAAAACGGGGTATCTATGACAGTGGCGTGACGCGTTTTCTTCTCTGCAAAAAGGTACCGCTTCCCGTTGATGTCAGATATCGCCATGTGGACGATAAAGGCGTGGCGGCCCACAACCTTTTTCCTGAAAAATGTCACCTGGAAGCCAAACCGCTCGCCTGTTTCGGATTTTACATTCCCGACATAATGCCACCACTCGATTCGAGCATCTGGGTGCATCGCGTGATCTTCCGGGAAGTTGAAATCCCAATTACCCATTAGATTAATTCTCCGGTCTTTCTTTGGTACGCGCCGATACCCATCAGGTCGTAGACGGTGAGCCAGAAAAACCCGGTCAGGAGGGAGAAGGCCGGGAACCTCCCGCGTTCCTTATACCAACGGCCCGCCTTCATCATGGGGTTGACCATGCACCATTCAACGGCTTTGCGTGCGAGCTTGTTTTTGCGCATCCAGGGCACGAGCTTGTCGGCAAGTCGGTAGTAACCTCGGCGGTTCCTTGGGGTCATTAGATCATCTCGGTATTCCCTGACCAGCGGATCGAGAGTGCCCCCGTTTGCTTCAATGAAGATGAAGCAACATCCGCCGCCCGATGATGCCGCGCCTGCTGCTGCGCCCCCTCCACCTCCACCGCCGCCGGCCATTGGGTTAAATATCCCGTTCAATTTGGTCACTATCCCGGCTTGGGGTAGCGCCTGTGGTGGTGGTGCTACCGGGGCCGGTGTAGCCGCTGGGGGTTGAGGCATCGATGAGGCAGGTGATTGCCCCGCTCCTGATCCATCGCCCACGGGCGGGAAGTTGAGGTTATACATATACGAGGGTAGAGCTGTGCCTGATGGTGGTTGCTGCTGGTTTCTTGGACTGCTGTTGGCAAGCGCCATGAGATCGTCGAAAGCACTCATTTTGTAATACTCCCTTAGATTATTGCTCCAAGCGTTGACAGGAAACTGGGACTGCTTGTGCTTGTGCTCCCGGACGATTGCGGACGTGTCGCCATGCCAAGAGCCGCCATAAGGTTCTGAAGGTTTGTTTGCTGCTTTGTGATATCCATGCCCTGAATGTTGCTCAAGGCCGATGCGGTTCCGGTTACTCCGCTCCGGGCGATGTTGCTTTTTGCTTCGACTTCGGAGCCTCTGCCGACGAGATTTCCCTGTCTTGCAAGCGAATCCGTAAGCCCGGTTGTCTCGGAAGCGGTTTTCTCGGCTACCCCGCGCTCTGCTTCGCCGGTGTAGAAGGCGTTTTCCTTACTGGATAGTCCCTGATTCGCCTGACTGAAGAGCTGAGGCAGGAGGTGGCCCAATTCCTTATTGCCCGTTATGGCCGTCTTGGTCGCTCCGGGGAGGTATTGATTGTTAGTGCCGCTGGATGAGTCGCTCATTTAAGGTTACTCCGAATATGGTTTAGTCAAGAAAGCTGAGCTTACCGTCATTCCGTCTCGCTCCATTGCTTTTAGTGCTACCTCGTTTTGTGGAGGGCAAAAGGCAGTTCTGGCCGTGGCGCCCTTCGATATTGCCCACTCATCGAAAGTTACGCGAAGGCTTTGAGTCTGGAAACTCGCGGGACACAAAAGTGTTACCTCCGCCACAAACGGGTTCCTTAAAAACTTGGGGCGCTGCTTTATGCTCCCGGCGAGGGCGGCCACTACCTGCCCGCCTTCGATTTCTTCAACCAGAACAATGCTGTCCGGGTCGTTCATGGCTAACACCAGATACTCAAGCATACCCGCCGTAAGATCGTTTTCATCTTCTGCGAAAATGGAAGCCCCTATTTTCGATAAATGCTTCGCCAAATCCTTGAACAGTTCGCAGACTTTTAGAAGGTCTTTTGTCTGAGCCTCACGGGTCATTCTGCGTCTCCGGCGTCGATCTTTATAGGCAAAACAAGAGTGAAGTCTTGAGTGGTAGAACTGAGTATAAAACCCTGCGATACCGTATCCCCCATCGGAAGCGAAACCGGATCTCCGTCGATGGTACTATTGGGCAAAGTGTAACTCCCGGCAAGCGTCTGCCTTTCCCTCACCACTTGCATGGAAAGAGGGCCGCCCGAAAGATCCAGAATCATGGATACAAAGCTCTTTATCTTCACACTGCCGTTGAATTGCTCCGGGATGGTCAGCTTCGTTTCGAGCGGGGTTGTTCCGGCGTCTATCTGGTAGATGCTGGCCCCTGTTGCATAGAAGACTTTTTTCAAAACCGAGTCGGCAAATATTGCTGTGGGCGAAATGTTATAGACGTAATGCGCCAGGGGGTAGCCGAGCCGGTAGTCAATTCGAAGTACGCGCGGAGTTCCGTCCGTATCGGTGAACGCCAGGTAAACCAGTTCGCCGGCCTGAGCGCCAAATACTTGCGGGAAGGTTGCAACTGCATAACCGATTTCGGGGAGATACTCGGTATCCGTGCTTTGCCAGAAAAATTGTCGTCCCGCCCACACGTGCTGGCCGTTCCCAAGGTCTACCAGGAACCGCGAACTTACGGAGCCTTCTTTTGCCCCGCTTGATACGGTCCAGGTCGAGGGGTCCGAGCCTAACATCTGGATGAGATATTCCTTGTTCCCGCGCACCGCAACGTATTGGTTGCCGAGCACGGCGATTTGGTTCAGTGTCTCAGATGGGAATATCATGTAATTTGCAGCCGGATATCCTTCGTAGAACTCAATGTCGCTGTAATAAAGGGCGTTTCCAGAAACCATTAAGACTCGACCAGCCGTTTCAACCATATCGGTGCAGACCCCCGGAGGGTCTTCGTTGAAGTTGGTCTCGATGGTGGAAAGGTCCGTGTCCTTGAGATTGTACGTGTAGGTGGTCGTGGTGTTGTCCGCGATGTAGAAAACCATTGGATCGGTCATGGACCCGCCGACAACGGAGACCCTTCTTTGAACTGTCTGAGCGTCCGTATCGGGCGTTAGCCCGGATATCACGATGGACTGTCCGGCTACTTCCAGCGGTCCCGCGTAGTCGCTGTACGGGCCGTAATTGCCGAATGAGTTTTCATAGGCTACGGCGAAGTAGTAATTCCCGTAAGGGAAGCCGCCGCCGACGAGGTTTACCGAATCGACATTTATCGATCCAGCCGTGCTTCCGCACACGTATTTTATTCTCAGCGCCGTAATCGTTGACCAATCTCGATTGACCGTCGCGCCGGTCCTCAAGAACTCGCTTTGTGCGAACCGGAACTGCATCCAGACACCGGATGAGGTCGTTGTGGTCCGTTTGGTCATTTTGACCACGAGGACCTGATTAAAGTCGATTGGTTCATCCGATATGGAGAAGGTCTTGTAGGTTACAACGCTTTTGCTCTTTGTTTTTGACTTGGGAATCCCGACCGTGATTATTTCGGAATCCGCTGAATCGGATAGCCAGGTCGAGGTTTTACCGCTTGGGGTTACGAGACTTGAGTATCCGCCTGCCGTTACGTCAATGGTTCCCCCCGTAGCGTAAGTAACTGTTTTGGAGGCTACGCTACTTATGTTCACGTCTGCCTGATACCAGTCGGTTTTAAAATTGCCGGCCGCCGAGCAATCGAACATCAAGCTGATTGAGTTTACCGCGGTGAGGTCGGTTGCCAATATCCAGAACTCAACGTAGCCGGTCCCGAGGTCTCCCGCGGTTACAAACTTGCTGAGGTCCAGGGCTTCGGATTTGGTCATGGTGACGGTGCTTTTAGCACTTGCGGCCAAGTTGATGGAGCCGGTTCCGCTCCGGTAGTTGGTCACATCCAGGGTTATTGCCCCGGCTGCACCGCCCCCGGCTTTAACCCAACTGGTAATCGAATCACATTCTTCAATCGATTGAGTGGTTAGGGTCCCCGCGGTAAGCGTGGGCATCGGGGCCGTATTTAGGCCCCACTGCTCGGTAGCCGACCATCCGGGCATCCACTTCCTGACAAGGCTGGCGCTTGAGAAAACAACGTACTGATCGTTTATCGGCAAAACTTTAAACAGGCCCGTGAACGCTGCATCTATCAGGGTTGAGGTAAGAGGGTCGGCGGCAAGCGCCCCGGTTTCATCGGTAAGAATTGCTCCCGTTTCATCAATTATCCCGCCGCCGCCCCCGGTTGAAACTCGGAGTCCATCGGAATGAGTAGTGAAGAAATACTGAACGCCGGCGATATAGACACAGTGGGCATCCTCGATATCGGCGGAAAGAGTGCCTAGAAGAACGTCTGCACGCATGGGCCTGAGAACACCGGGCTCGGAGAAGTCTATCCCCAGGCACTCGCCCACGGACCCCGGCGGTACGTCAAGAGCTGCGTCTTTTAAGTCCATGCCCTTGTGTAAACTCTGTATAACCAAGTTCCCCATATTGTCTGGCCTCAGTATGCAAAGCAGCTAACGGCAACGGTATCGCCCGATGCCCAGGCATGAGAAGCTGCCGCCGTTGTAAATTCGCCTATGGTCGCCGTGGTCTGCGCCGATGCCGTCTGTCTGCACTGGAAAACAGTGCTGGAATAGGTAGATATATCGTTGCAGAAGCAGTTCCATCCGGTGGTCGCCGTGGGAAGCGTGATTACTCCTGTCGCTGCCGACCCACCAGTGCCCACATTCACAGTAAAGGACGCCGTGCCGTTGTTGTTGGAAATCGAAGGGTTTGTGCCGAATCCCGAGGCTATTGTTGGCGCCGTTGACGACAGGAGAACATGGCCGCCGTTTGGCACAATGTTCGCAAATGGAACAGCGGTTGACTCCACAGGGATGCCGGTTGCGCCCGTAGACATAACCGCATTATTTACCGGAGAGATGTATCCTGTGACCCCTGCGGAGCTCTGATACGGAATGGAGTTTACGACTGCACCGGCCAGGTTGAAATTAGCCTCCATCCAGGTCAAAACGCTGCTAAGCGTCATTTTGTAGACGGCGGAATTATAGACCGAGTAAAGATATGCCGCTGAAGTCGGGGATAGTGTGGGCTTATTTTGAAGCTGAAAATACGTCTGTGCGCGGCACGGGAACGCCAGGGCCAGAAGAAGCGCGACGGTTAAGAATGCTTTTTTGAGCATGACTGCCCTTTCTATGAAAAATAGTCGAAGAACTGAACTGCCGATTCCGATTGATCAGCAAACGGGCTCATCTCCCGGAACTCGGTCGCCAAATCCTCGAAGCGTTGCTTACCTTCGCCGGCTTTTGCCTGCTGAATGAGCCCCTTGTAGCTCGACCTGCCCAAGGTATAGACCGCCCATCCGACGATTGCGTCAATGTAGTCGGCGGGAATCTCGGGGACCATGCTCAGGTAATTGGCGCTGACCGGCATAGGCTTTCTGACAACATCCAGGATCATATTGTCGTGGAATGCCGTTATGTCTCCGACCGTCCCCATTGATTGAGTGCCGTCCGTTGAAAGGGTTGAAATCGTCCAGAGCACTCCCGCGGGAATGTCTATCGCCAGTCCCCAATCAGGCAGAGGAATTACTGCTGTATCGCTTGCGGCCCAATTCCCGCCCATCGCTGCCGCGATAGTGTCGTTTGATGCGTGCGTCGTTATGATCTCTGTGATAATTCCGGACAGAGACTGAGTGGCGTTGAAGATCGGAAGGCCAGCGGTTAGCCCCAAAGTCGTCAGGTCTGTTCCTGCCGAATCGATGAAGCCGGCGGTTGCACTCAAGGCCGTTCTCGATACCGCCCCCGGCCATGAAGTGCCGGGGTTGAAGGCAACACACCCGGAATTTGCAGCGTTGAAAGTCGTTCCGTCCGTTGACGGGAACATCGATATACCGAACTGAATCACCCCGCCCCGGTAGCTCGGGAAAAGATAATAGGCGGGGCTTCCAAGGGCGCCGCGAAAGTCGAGCACTTCATCTTGCAGCTCGCGGGCACTACCCTTGATGGTAAGTTCCTGGTAGCTCATCCGGTCGTCGCCGTAGTAGTAGCGGGCGCTGAGTATTTTTTGGCAAAAATCAGGCAGCCGATAGTGCTGGATATTGTTTTGGACCACTATCAAAATCGGCATGGTTAGGCACTCGGTCAGGAGCGTGAACCGGGATTGCCCGGCGTTTAGTGCCTGGATGATACTGGCCAGCGGGTATCTATTGTAATCCCCCAGGGCCACCCCGAGCCATGTTTGAACATCGTTCACACAGTCTTGCGTGGTCTTCGATACTGAATCGGACCTATAAAACGAATAACTCATCAGCCGAGCCTTTCGATGCAGAGCCGGATAAATTCATCAATCATTGTCGGTGTTTCCTTTTTGAGCCTTTGATAACCAGCGAGCATAAGCGGGATGGTTTCTCTTGCATGGGCTATCGACTTTTTATCGAAGCCCGTTGTTGACCCGTGTATTTCCCCCACCATCGCGCCGGGGACTTTTTTTAGCTGATCGGACAGAACATAGACCGTGGGGCATCCGCAAAAAGCCGCTTCCATCCCCACCATTGATTCTTCGTATAGAATCAGGTACTCGCTCGACCTGAAGATTTCGGCCAAGGCCGCCTTGTCCCCTCGTGTTATCTTGGAAAGATCGGTTGAGCCTTTGACGTGATCGGGTGCAACCCGGCCTTTGTATTTATTGATATAGATGCATCGACCGGAGCGAGGCAGATTTGAGTCGTAAAAGATTCCCTCATCCACCATCGGCATCCAGAGTTGCCGACAATCCTTGCCTAAAACCTTGTACTGAGGCTCGAAGGCAAAAAACACATCACTCTTGTCTACCTCGAAATGGGGTTGAACGTTTAGCAGCCACCTTGCAACCACATCGCCTTGCCAGATGTTTCCCTTAACGGATTCGGGATAGACCACGATCTTTTTCATTTGCGATAGGTCGTATGCCGCGAAACCATCAGCAAGATACGGCGTCTTAAGCTTCAGGTTTCGTGTCCCCTGCGGGATGAACGCCAGATATCCCCGTTCGTTTATCTCGTGGCAGAGTTGATGGAGTGACCTTACCCCAGCCGAATGTGGCTTCCATCCTGGAGTGCAGATATAGAAATAGAAATCCTTCATACTGCCGTCTCCAGTGCACTTTGCCGGTCGTATTCGACGATGAGCCTATCGCAAAGATCGACCGATGTATTGCAGGCCATGTATTCGGACAGCT